ATGCCGGCGGTCCGTGACTGGGAGGACACGATCAGGGCGGTGGTGTCTCACGCCCTGTCTCAGAAGGGCTGCCGTCGTGGCTGGACGGTGCTCAATCACCGTGGTCATGCGCGCCTGAACATCGCTGCTGGGGCTGGACGGGGCAGGCGCCGGCAGGTGCTTCTTCCCATTCCGTGGGAGTGCGACCAGATCGACCACATCCGCGATGCGGTGGTTCAGGTCTATGAGGAGTTCCAGCAGGGCATCGAGCCCGATGCCTGCGTGGCACGCATGCCCCGTGCCGATGGATCGAGGGCAGCAGAGGGGGAGCCCGGTTCAGGCCGCGGTACTCAGACAGGGCACCCCGGCAGGCCCAGGCACAGGGGAATGGCGGCAGTGCTTGCCCCGGGGGACTGGGAAGGGCTGATCGCTGCCTTTCGGGAGCACAAGCTGATCAGTGGTGAGATCAAGCCATCGACCTGGCATCGGGTCTACCGGCACCACATGAACCACGTGCTCGGTGCGGTGGCTGTGCCCGCCCCGCCGCAGAACGCCAAGCAGCTGCTGGAGACCCTGGCCCGGATCTGGGCGGACAAGCCGGGTGGACGCACCCGCCAGATCCAGATTCAGTTGACTGCCGCCCTGCTGCGTTGGGCCGTGGCGGAGCGGCGGCTGGGCGAGGACTGGAAGCCGCCTCAGGATCTGGCGGTGTTCGTGGGCCGATCGCGTGCGGCGAAAGCGATCACGACGCCCCTGGAGGTGGAGCACATTCTTGCGTTGGTGCGGGCCATCCCGGACGCCCGCTGGCGCTTTGCCTTTCAGCTGATGGCGGCCTACGGACTGCGCCCGGAGGAGCTCCAACATCTGCAGATCCGCCAGGGTCGGCTCTGGTGCACGTATGAGAAGGTCGCCTCCCGCGGCAAGACCCGGCCAAGGGTGTTGCGCCCGCTGCCCTGTGATGACTGGGCAGACGGCTGGCGCATCGAGGAGCGTTTCCCAACCCAGGAGTTACCGCCCATGCAGCCTGGTCTGGGTGGGGGCTACATGGGTCACTACCTGATGAATCGACCGCTTTGGAAGGAGCTACGGCGTGAGTACGAGGCCAAGGGCGAGAAGCTGGTGCCCTACTCCTGCCGCCATGGCTACGCACACCGGGCCCACGTGATCTGCGACCTGCCGCCCAAGGTGGTGGCCGCGGCGATGGGGCACAGCGTGCAGACCCACCTGGCGGCCTACAGCCGCTGGTGCGGGGATGACGTGGTGGATGACGCCTTTGCAAGGGCGGAACAACGACTAGGCCGCCCCGGTTGAGAGTCATCAGAGGGAGTATCGTTTTTTACAGTGAGTTTCTCTGGCCAAGACGCGAACTAAAACTTTCCCCCGAACAAAAGAGACTTTACAAGTAGTGGTAGCGCACGCGGGGAAATATAGCCCCTACAATGTTTCAAGATTTCTGCTCTTGTGCCAGGTGGTATTGCCTTAATCTCCTCAAGCAAAGCGGATGGATCAGAGGCCAGGCTGTTGACTCTGTCAAGCAGCAGTTTGTAATAATCGGGTGGTGTAAAAGATATTAGACTGTCCTCTTCTAAGTCATTTATATAATCATCAAGTATTGCGCATTCTCCCTGTTGATTCTTAGAAGAAGTCAGTTCTTCAGGCTCTTGAACGTTAGGCTGACATTCGAGCGTGGGCTGACTGCTGTTACGCTCGATGAGGGAAGATAGCGCTTCGCCAACCCTCTGAAGCGAAAATATGCCAGAGCCATCTTCATGACTTGCGAAAGAACACATGTAGCAATCTATGCAAGCGCCTTTGATCCTCGAAGCAAAATTAAGCATCAACTCCTCCACATCTCTGTAGTCTTCGTCACTCTCGATCAAGTCAACCTTGTTGATCAAAAGAAGAGTTGGGATTCCAGAAGAGGAGACTTTTTGGATTACCTCTCTTTCAATATGAGCCAAAGGCTTCACCGCCGAAGAAATATGTATGTACACCAGTCGCTCGTCTTCAGGAAGTTGCTTTCGTACTACTGAGTGAATCCCATTATCAGGAATACTGCGTAGCTCAGCTTGTCCAAGCTCAGCGGCAAAGGTGACAGAACCAACAAATCCGAATGAAACCATTACTTCTAGTGATGCATGCTCACCGTCAGATACCTTCATCAAGATGTTCTTGCTCACCTCACCCGCTGCAAGTGCAATCAAGTGACGCGACTCAAAATCATTAGTGGAAATTGTTATCTCATGCTGAGCAGACCCGATGCTTTTCAACCGCAGAACTGGAGCCAACTGGCTGCCTTCTGGATCGCCGAACGAATAATTGAGATAAGCTCGATTAGCCTCCGATTGCCTTCCTCGTACTCCTCTTGGAAAAGGAGTACTTGGAAGCCCACTGACGAGATGATTTAGCAGCGTAGTTTTTCCAGATGATCTCTCGCCACCAATTATGATATTGAGAAATCTTGTCATAACTGGACATAGTCGTTAATGCTTGTTGTATTGCTCTTGATTTCATCTAGCAGAGCGTAGGACTTCTTGATTTGTTCCCACACTTTGGAGCTATTTTCTTCGATGTTTCGAACTATCTCACTCTGCTGGTCTTGGACGTCTTGTATCTCGGACACAATCTGAAGCCGTACTGACTGGCCAGATTCTGCAAACTTTTCAGAAACTTGCTTCTTGATGTCAAGTCTTTTGATGCTTAACTCTTCAAGGATTTTGGGAAACATCTTCTCTCCTATAGATTTTCTCATCTTGTCTGCAAAGCCATCTACTTGGTTTGCAATATGAAAGTATTCTTGCATCACATAATAAACAATTGCAATCGGCCACGCGAATATCCCTAAAACGACTGTTATGACAACTTGAATGATAAATCTCGTCAAGAAAGACTGCCAGTTGCCGTTTCCCAGAATAGAGCCCGAGACTTGTGAAGGATCAAGCATTAAAACGCCGATAAATGCTTGAGTGATACGATTGATATCTGCTTCAGTATCGGCATTTCGGACACCTGCGAATAGCGCTTTAATTGATTCAAGGTCGACTGATATCTCCTTAATGCCTTGATCTACGCTATTTCTAACTTTCGTGACGGCAGCTTGTATTCTTAAGTCACTAGGCAAACGCTCTGCCCAATCAAGAAGAATGCGATTTATATAGATCTCGATACCTTTCTGTATCTCTTTTTCGATGTGGGCTTTATCGTTGCCTTTGCCTTGCAGGAATCCCCAGAGCCTTTCAAAAGGCGCCTTGAAGCCATCCCAAGCACTTACGCCGGTTAGGGGTAGGCCTTGGATTGACTCCTCTCCCCATTTGCTTTGTCTTTCCTTGATAAACTGTTCAAGGTTCTCATAAGTGGCATCGGCAATGATAATTCCGGCTTCAGTAAATAATTCTTCTATCTGCCTGGCCTTGTCCTTTAAATTTTCTAGCCTGACTTGGCTTTCTGCTTTTCTGGCTTTCAAGTCCTCCAGTGAAGAGCTTGCAGCCGCTTTCCAGTCGTTAACAAGTCTTTCATGTTCATTGAGAAAGTCATTGGATGCAGTCTGCAGTCTTTTTAATGCAATGCGCTCCCGACCAGAGGATGAAAGAAATATAGACAAGTCATTTAACAGCTCATAAACCCCACTGATTCTGAAAAGATCTTCGGATCCGGACGTTCTGGAGCGAAGCGCTGTTCTGGCATCGACAAAGTAAATACGATTTTGCTGCTCGCGGCCGAGTGTCTCATTACTGATCTCTCTTAGGCGCGCGTGGAATAAACTTTTGATCTCATCGATTTCGTCGTCATCAACAAGATTAATTTTATTCACTACAATAAAAACACCTTCGGGACCAAAGTTCGAAAAGAGGTCTTTGGCCCATCTCACCTCTTCGATGCTGAGTGGCTGAGTGGCATCAAGTACTAATATCGCGCCAGTAGAAAACTTAAAAAAGTCTTGAGTTGCCTTTGTTCTGACAGGGTTTTCAGCAAGCCCAGGTGAGTCTACGAGAATCACCCCATCTCTGCATAAGTCTAGGTCTACGGGGATATCCGCATATAAAATGTCGCGAAAGCGATCCTCAGCATGCGATCCATGATCGGCAATGTCAAGCATGAACTCTGATTGGAACTCAGTAAGACCAAGTGACTTCTGCTTGCCATCTGCGTAGTACACGGTCACGCCGCTATCAGGGGATCCGTGAAAGATTCTTGTGATAACTGCGGTTGCTGGCGCTTGTTTTGCGGGTAAGATCTTTTCTCCAAGAAAGGAATTAAGCAGCGTGCTCTTACCGTTCTTGAATTCCCCCAAGACGATCAGCTGGAAGATACCTTTTGAGAGTTCACTGTGTTGGCCTGACAATATCTTGCCTGCGTTGCTCGAGCCCGCAGAAGCTAGCGACCTGAGATCATCCCCTTTCTCTAGCGAACTCTTGACGATGTCTAGTGCGCTATGCAGGGTTGGTGCTACTTTGCGTTGCTCCATGACATTTTTATAATCCCGCTCGATTATTATACAGCATCAACTCCCTATGCGTCTGCGAGGACGGCAACGTTTATCTTTCCCTTCCTGAACGCGGCTCTGCTCATAAGGTTTTTGCATGCCATCGCATATCAAAATCATCCAGGCTCCACAAGATCTCTATAAGTTGCGTTTGCTCCACCCGGTGATGGTGGCCTCCACGTTCTCCAGGTGCCACTGCAGTGGCCCCCGACCCTGGGTGCAGCCCCAGCGGCGGTAGTGCTTGCCTGGGGTGAGCACCCCCCGCAGCCGCAGCTGGCGGAGGGTTTCCCGGCTCATCCCCAGAGCAGCGCAGGCTTCTGCCGTCGTCACCCAGACCTGGTGACGTCCAGATGCGGGTTGCGTCGACTGCTTCTCCATCAGGCCAGCTCCTGCAGCACGCTGACCACATCGGGATTCCAGAGGATCTGGTAGCCGCTGTGGCCATGCCGGCAGTAGGGCATGGCCTCTGCCCACTCCTGACCCCGCGTCGTCAGCTCCCACTCGTCGCGGGCATTGCGGGTCTGAAGCCCGCATGCCGCCAGGTGCTGGTTCATCACCCGGCCCGACATGCCCACCTTTCGACCCAGCTGAGAGGCATTCAGCGAACAGATGGGCTCTTCGGCAGCAGGCAACGCACGGCGCAGGCTTTTCACCGCCAGGCCAGTGTTTTCCTGGATGCAGTTGAGGGTGGCAGCCATAGCGATCCCGGCCTTCACGCCAGGGAGCCGTGCAATGGCTTGACCGATCAGCAGAAGAGCGCCGACGCTGTCCTGCTTCTCTGAGGGCAAGGATGCCGGAGTAGGGAGGGCCCCTGGGACGGTGTAGCTCCCGGTCTGACGAATTGCCGGCAGCACCTCGTGAGTGACCCAGCGCTTGAACCGGTGAGCCTCTTTCTTGCGGCTACCCAGCACCAGGTTGTACATCCCTGGCTCATTCACGATCGTCATGACCTGCTCGCCCCCAGGGGTGTGAATTGAACTCACACCCTTCTCGTCGTCATCAAGCCGCTCCAAGGCTTTGCGGTCGAGGCCGAGCGAGGCAAGCAGATCAGCCGCCACGAACCAAGGATCACCCAGCTCATCGCTGATGAGGCGGATCTGGCGTCCCTCGTACTCAAAGGGCACGAGGGACGAAGTGTTGTTGTTGTTCATTGGTCTGAAATCGGTAAGGCGGTGACGGGCCTGTTGAGGGCCGAGTTGGGATCGGGATCGAGTCGGAAGTGGTTGGTGACGGTGGCCGGGGACAACCGCGGCGTCACGGGCCCGGCGATCACAAGCAGCAAGGTGCTCAGCTGAAATGCCAGCCCCAGCAGCACCAAGCCACGCAGGCAAGCCAGGCTGGAGGCCGTGACCATGACGGTGGTGGGCCGCCGGGTGCGGCAGAAGGCAGGCAACTGGGGACGGGGCCCGGCGGCCCCGTTGTTGCGGACGTATGGCGAGGCCATCAGAAGGGGGCCTCGTCGTCGTCATCCACGCCCCAACCAGTAGTGCCTCCAGCTTCTGCGGCGCTACCTGTGGTGTATCCATCGACCTCCTCGAAGCCGTCGGTGGGGTCAACCTGCTCGTAAGGCACGAATTCCACGACCTGGACGGCGCGGGGTTGGAACGTCATGCCGCAGCCGTTCTCCCCGTCCCAGTCGTAGATGTCGAAGGCGACGATCACCTTCGAGCCGTTGCCGATGGCAGACCCATCCCAGGGCTGCTTTTTGGCATCAACGATGCGGGGCCCCTCAGAGAGAGACCCGTCGCGCCGCTGAAACTGCGGCACCTTGAAGCGCACCACGGTGATTTCACTGGGCTGCTCCCTGTCGGGCTTCCAGGGGAAGCCTTTCTCAGCGCGGCGCTTGCGGCTTCCGTGGAGGGCGATGAACTGGTCTTCCATCGCCAGCAGGAAGGACTGGGCCTTCTCGTCGCTGTTGGGCAGCAGCAGGTCGGCCGTCCAGGCCTTGGGCTTGCTCTTGTCGAGCTGGTGCCTTGGGGTGATCAGGTGGGCCCAGCGCACTTCGGCGAGGGGTGTGCGGAAGATGTCCTTAGCCATGGGTTGAATCGGGTTGAACAGTGGAAACGGGCTGTTGATCGAACGGGGGAAGGGGCGGCAGGCCAAAGCGCTCGCGCAGCAGGTGATGCACCGCACCGCTGGCCGAGAGGTTGTGGCGCTCCATCACCTCTCGGACTCGCAAGTAGACGTCAGTGCGCACCTGGGTCTGGATGAAATGGCGACCGGCCTGGGAGCGGGGCTGCTCGCCGTAACGACGAAGGCCTTTCATGGCTCCACCGGCGCCGCGACGCCATCGAGGCCTTGTTCTTCGCACTCCTCAAGGAAGTGATCGATGAAGGCGGCGTGCTGGTGCTGGGTGATGCGATCGCCGATGGAACGGGCATTGCGCGGCACCTGGAAGTGCTCGCGGAAGGCCTTGGTCAGCGCCTGGCGAGCGGCCTGGGGCAGGGCGAGGATTCGCTGGTGGGTGGCTTCGATCTCCTGGGGCGTGAGCGGCTCCAGAGCGACATCGAGGTCAACCCCTGGAGCCGCGTCTTCCTCTTTGCTGGACTCAGGCCCAGCCGGTGCATCGAGAGCCCCGACGGTTGCGAGGTTCTTCGCTTCGTTGTTCTCAGCCTCTACAGGCCGAGCCTGCTTGGCCAAAGGAATGCCCAGCAGCATGGCCAGCATCCAGCCAGCGGCCTGGAGTAAGTCGTCGACCGCGTCGGCCCACTCCTCGCTGGCGACCTCAGCACCGCCGGCGTGCATCACGGTGACGCGCAGCTTGTGGCGGCCTCGGACATCGACCAGCTGAGCACTGAAGGCAATGCCGGAGGAGAAAGCTGGCTTGGCTGCTTCGACCACGGCAGCCAGATCAAGGGATGGAACGGCCTGCACCTGCTCCTGAAAGGAGGCCAGGGCGGCGGTGAGCGCGCGCTCGGCGCTGCCCTTTTCACTGAGCAGCTCGAGAGCGTCGGGTGACACGCCTGCGCGTGCGTGGGATTGCGTCATGGCAACTGAGAGCCGGGCTTGTGCCCGCTGGCCTGAGCTTAGCGGCTAGCTAATGCTAGGTGCAACCCTTGATTTTCCTCAGGGTTGTCCGGGCCGGTGTTGCCTCTGCCTAGGTGAGTTCCTAGGCGGACAGCGCCGTCTGCTCCCAGGCGCTGATCCACTGTTCAGGCAGGAACTCTTCACCATCCACCCAGAGCTGCGCCAGCTCAACCGAGCTGTAGTCGTCGATGGCCAGCACCTCTGAGAAACGCTTCTGGTGCTCCTTCGGCGCACTCTTGACCAGCTGCTCTAGGGCCTGGCTGACATCGAGGCCGCCCTCCTTGATCACGCGGCGCACGTGCTGCCGCCACTTCTGACAGACCTCCTCGGCTCGCTTCGACGTCAGGGTCGGTGCCGGAGCGCTCTGATAAGCCTTGGGCACCGGCACATAGCCGATGTAGCAGCTCCAGAAATCCACCGCATCCCAGAGCTTGCCGTCATCGCCGCGCAGGGGCTCGGCGTCCCTCAGCTGGTCCTTGAGGCGCTGGGTTGTGACCCCGGCCAGTTTCTTGGCCCCGTCATCGAGGCGGCGGTTGATCTCCTCCAACTGGAAGAAAGCCTTCTGGCGCAGCTCACCGGCCTTGCCCTGCTCGATCACCGAGAGGTTGCCGTAGGAGATCACCTCAAACTCGGCTTCCGTGCCCCATTCGCAGGCGGTGTACTGGGTCCAGCCATTACGGCGGCGCCAGTTGAGCAGCATCTTCCCGAAGGCTTTGCGGGACTCGTCCTGCCAGTCCAGGACGGCCTGGTAGGTGCGCTTGACGGGCTGTTTTGCTTGTGCCATAGCCCGATCCTAAGCACTGCTTGGCACTGCTAGCCATAGCTTGTTACAGCTTGGAAGGCTGGTCTCGGTCGTTTCCTGGCTCGGCCAAGAGCTGCTTGACCTGTTGGCCGGTGAGAACACGCCCCGTTTGGGATTGGAAGCGAAGGGCCAGCGTGTACGGGTGGATGCCGGGATGGCGACGGGCCAAGGCCTCCAGCTGCCGGCGCAACTCGGGTCGGTTCATGCGCCTTGCCCTCCCGGGGGACTGAGGTCCAGAACCGTCCGCGCCTCCTCGATCGAACGGCAGACAGCCCCCAAACCACCCAGCTGCTGCACCAGCTGCAGAAAGGCCCGCTGCTCAGTGCTGACGGTTCCGCTCTCTGTCTTGACCTCCAGGGCAACGAATTGGGCGAGCCGCTGGCCGACCATCTCTGGAGTGACCTCCAGGGAGCGCAGCCCGATCAGGTCGCTGCTGCCCTTGCACAGCCCGAAGCGCACAAACCGCCCCTGCTGATCCACCAGGGCACCGGTGTTGTTGCGCCAGAGCCGCACCGTCCCGCGGCCGCAGGCCAGGCGGATGCGCTGCTGGATCTCGTGTTCGCTTGGGGAGGATGCCATGCCTCCTGTTGCCGGGCCGGGCTATCGCTGTTGGCGTGCAGCCCACACATGCCTGGCCCAGCCCGGCTTGTAGCCACGTTCCTGCTCCCTCTGCAGCAGGTCCTCGAAGGTCCGGCAGCCGGCTGCCGGGTGCGTGCGCCGGGGCCTCTGCTGCTGGTTGGGTTTGGGCCGGTGGCGGGCTGCGCCCGTGACTTCAACCAGTTCGCCCTCCAGTTGTCGGATCCCGCGCCGCTGCTCATCGCGTTCCTCGGTCAGGAACAGGTGGCCGCAGTCCGGGCACACCTGCGCAGTACTGGGACAACTGCAGAAGCAGACCGAGCAGTCCTTGATCGGAATCGAGACGCCCTCGCGCCGGCGCCGACCGGCCAGGTTCCATTCGCGCTCATCGGTCGGCAGGCCGTGGTGATGGGCATTGCCGACGTGGTCGAGGATCACCGCCACCTGCTTCCCAGGTGCGGGACGGAGGGCCCGGCCGACCATCTGCAGATAGAGCGACAAGGAAGCTGTGGGGCGCATCAGGATTGCGCCGCCGACTGAGGGGATGTCGGTGCCCTCGGAAATGATCATGCAGCTACTGAGCACTTCCACCTCGCCGGTACCGAGCCCGGCGATCAGGCGTTTGCGCTCCTCGGCCGGCGTGCCGCCGCTCACTGCCGCGGCCCGGATTCCTGCAGCGCGAAAGGCGCCGGCCATCTGCTCGGCGTGCTCGATCGTGCAGCAAAAAACAATGGCCGTGCCCGGGTGCAGCCGGCGGCGGTAGTGAGACACTGCATCGCCAATGGCGGCCCGGTCCCCAAAAGCCTGGGCCGCTTGCTCCAGGTCGTACTCGCCCATGCGGCGCCTGAGTTTGCTGTTCCTGGCCCCTGGCCAGGAGAAGACCTTCGGCCTGGCCAGCCAGCCCTGCTCCACCAGCCAGGCCGCTGAGGGCCCCAGCACCAGGGCCTCGAAATAGCCCCCGGCCTCCACGCCGAGTCCCTTGCCATCGAGACGCTCTGGAGTGGCGGTCTTGCCGATCAGGTGGGCGCCCGGCCAGGCCTCGATGATCCGGCCCCAGACGTTGCCGGCGACCAGGTGGTGGGCCTCGTCCTGAATGATCAGATCCGGCGGCGGGAGACGTTCGAGCCGCCGGGCCACGGTCTGCACCGAACCCACGGCCACCTGCCGGCCCTGCAGCGCGTGGCCGGGGGCGATCACGTCGGGTTCCAGCCCCCAGTCCCGCACAGTGCCGGTGAGCTGCTCGATCAGCTCAGCCCGGTGGGCCAGCACCAGCACCCGCCGGCCCTTGCCGGCCGCGCCCTGGACGATGGCACCGATGGTCTGGCCCTTGCCCGCGCCGGTGGGCATGACCGCACAGACCCGCCTGTGGCGCTTGAGGGCAGCGCGGAGATCGGCCAGCAGCTGCTGCTGGTAGTCGCGCAGGACGATCGGGGCCATCAGGATCACAGGTGATCAGGGCAGTGGCTAGCCGCTGGCCTTTCCTGGCTCAGCCTAGCGAGAGCTGGCCCAGGGTATTAGGCTGTAGTTCACGAGCGGAGTTCCCATGTCCGACTACGCCCTGCCGGTGAGCGTCTCGATCACCCAAGAGCAGCTGGCCTGGCTTGATGCACGCCGTCGGCACGGCTCCCTGAGTCGCTCGGCAGCGCTGCGCCAGGTGCTCGACGCGGTGATCCACCGTGATGTCCTGGTGCCCGCACCTGATTGCGGCTCTACGGGGAACCAGGCGGTCGCCAGCCAGGGCTGGTGAGCGAGATCCCATGGCCGATGCCATTGCTGCGGCCCGGGGCCGCTGGCCGGAGATTCTTGGTGCCCTGGCAGGGCTGAACGACGCGGAGCTGAGCGATCGTCATCAGCCCTGCCCGCTCTGCGGCGGAACAGACCGGTACCGCTTCGACGACAAGGACGGCAGCGGCTCCTGGTTCTGTAACCAGTGCGGCGGGAAGGACCAGCGCGGTGGTGCGGGCTCCGGCATCGACCTGCTCATGCGCCGGCAGGGCTGGAGCTTTGTGGAGGCCGCCCGGCAGGTGGAGGCTTTCCTTGGCCTTGTGCCTGATGGGCAGGATGCCAATTCCGACAGGGGCACTAGCCGAAACGGCAAGCCCTGGCACATGCCCGAGAAGCCGCCCGCCGATGCGCCGCCGCCGCCGTTGAACCGCGGGGCCACCGCTCAGTGGGCCTACCGCAATGGCGCTGGGGAGGTGCTGTTCTGGATCCAGCGGATCCGGCTGCGCAGCGGCGGTAAGGCCTTCCTGCATCGCGTCTGGCTTGATGGGGACTGGCATCGCCCCAGCCGCCGCGACGCCTTCACCTGCGACTGGCCCACCCCCAGGCCGCTTTACGGACTTCCAGATCTGCTGCAGCGCCCCGAATCCCCGGTGCTGGTGGTGGAAGGGGAGGGCACCGCCGATGCAGCCGCCCGCCTGTTCCCGCAGCACGCGGTGCTGACTTGGCCCAACGGATCGAAGGCGATCGCCAAGGCGGACTGGACGCCGCTCGCCGGCCGTTCGGTGACGCTTTGGCCGGATGCTGATGCCGCGGGGCTGGAAGCCATGCAAAGCCTGGCCGCTCTGCTGCATCCCCTCGACTGCCAGCTGCAAGTGGTGGCCCTGCCGCCGGACCTGCCGCAGGGCTGGGACCTGGCCGATGCCGACTGGACGCCTCGGCAGGCCGCACGGCAGCTGGCGAAAGCAGCCCAGCCATGGACACCCTCAGAGATGGGTGCCGATGGCAGCGGTGATGGAGCTGCGCCACCGCCTGCCCCTGCAGCGGCTGCAGCCCCCATGCCGGCAGCACCCTTTCTTTGCCTGGGGTACGACGCCGACGCGAATTTCTACCAACCTTCCAGCACCGGGCAGGTGATCCGGCTGCCCCGCGGCTGCCACACAGCGACTCACCTTGTCGCCCTGGCACCGCTGGAGTACTGGGAGAGCCTCTACCCCAGCCGCACCGGTGTGAACTGGCCGGCGGCAGCCAGCGATCTGCACAAGAGCTCCGCCGCGATGGGGATCTTTGCGGTGGAGCGCATTCGCGGCCGCGGGGCCTGGTGGGATGAGGGCCGCACCGTGCTGCACCTCGGCGACCGCCTGATCACCCCCGACGGGGAGCACCCGATCACCAAGCCATTCCGCTCGCGGCACATCTACCAGCGCCTCGAACGCCAGGAGGGGCCCTGCGGCGTCAAACCCCTGACCGTGGAGGAAGCGGCGGTGATCGTCAGCATCGCCAATCGCTTCCGCTGGGAGATGCCCGCCTCCGGCACCCTGCTGCAGGGCTGGGTGGTGCTGGCGCCGATCTGCGGAGCCCTGCGCTGGCGGCCCCACCTCTGGCTCACCGCCGGTGCCGGCTCGGGCAAGAGCCAGATCCTCGATCGCTTTGTGGTGCCGCTGCTCGGCGACTTGCGCCTGTCGGTGTCGGGCGCCACGACAGAGGCCGGTTTGCGCCAGACCATCTGCTCGGACGCGGTGCCGGTGGTCTTCGATGAGGCGGAGAGCAACGAGAAGGGCGACCAGCAGCGGATGCAGGCGATCTTGTCGCTGGCGCGGGTGGCCAGCAGCGAGAGCAGCGCCGAGATGCTCAAGGGTTCCCCCAGTGGCGATGTGAGCCGCTACCGGGTGCGCTCGATGTTCCTGATGTCATCCATCGCCACCGCCCTCAAACAGGGGGCGGACAAGAGCCGCTTCGCGCAGCTCACCCTGCGCAGCCCCACCGAGATGGGCCAGGAGGAGCGCGAGGCCCACTGGCAGAGCCTCGATCGGGATCTCGAGCGCTACATCACTCCGCAGCTGGCCCGGCGCTTGATCGCCCGGACGGTGTCACTGATCCCGGTGATTCGCCAATCCGTGGTCGTCTTCTCGGCGGCTGCCGCCCGCCACTTCGACTCCCAGCGCCTGGGGGATCAGTACGGCACCTTGATGGCCGGCGCCTGGTCGCTGCTCAGCGACGCGGTTCCCAGCCAGAAGGAGGCCGAAGAGTGCATTGAGGTCCACAACTGGGACAGCTACAGCCAGAGCACGGAAGTCCCCGACGAGGCCCGCTGCATCCAGACAATCCTGCAGCGGCAGGTGCGGGTGGAGACCGACGACAAGCCCGTCACCCGCACCATCGGTGAACTGGTGGAGCTGGTCGCCTGCCACAGCAGCTGCATCGACGTGAGCCCTGGCCTGGCGGCCCAAACTCTGGGCCGCCATGGCCTGCGGGTGGATCAGGACCGCCTGCTGGTGAGCAATACCGCCAAGGCCATCGAGCACTTCCTGGCTGATACCGCCTGGCAGAACAGCTGGTCGGTGGTGCTGCTGCGCCTGAGCGGTGCGCAACGCGCCGGACCGGTGCGTTTCTGTGGCGCCGGCATGGTCAGCCGTGCCGTCGCCATTCCCCTGACCGTGTTGTAACCAGCAGCCGTTACAAAACGGCCAGACATAACAGCAGCGGTAACGCCCAGATCGCCTGCTCCGCAAACGATCTGGGCCTCCGTAACGATGTAACGCTCCAGGGAGCACATAGAGCCCCCTATGAATTCAAAGACAAATGCACACCTGCTCAACCAGACACTGCTGCTTGCTAATGCCTCTATATCTGAAAAAGGGTTACATCGTTACAGGCACCGCCAGAAGCCTCTGCCAGCAGACGATCTCGGCTGTGACGCCCACCGTCACACCGCGTCACAACTGAAACGGCCATGCACAGCACCACATCCACCTGGCTTGAGCCCATCCCCGGCCTTTGGCGGGATGAGGCAGCGCATCGGTACTGGCTGGGCAATCACGTGTTTCCGGTGTCGATCACCGGCGTGCTGGCCCATGGCCTCAGCGAGACCGCCAAACGCGCGATCGAGGCCAAGCGCCCCATCTGGGAGCCCCGCGGCACCACCGTGCACGCGGCCCTGGAGCGCTACAGCCAGGCTCGCTTCCTGGTGGGCAAGAGCGCAGCCGAGGCCCTGCTGGAAGCCGAGACCCTGCCGGGCCATCACCAGTACCGGGACTGGATCCTGCCGCTGCTGCAGCTGCCGCTCTGGGACGAAGTGGAGGTGATCGCCAGCGAGCGGCTCACTTGCTGCCTGGTCCGAAACGTCGCCGGGGCCTTCGATGGGGCCTATGTCTCACCGGCCCTGAGCGAGCGGTGGGGAAGGGAGGTGCGGGTGCTGTACGACCTCAAGACCATCTCGGCCCACGGCAGGCCCTATTCCACCGCCGCGCAGCTGGGCGGCTACATGGTGCTGGAGGCCGCCCAGGGGAACCACTACGAGCTGGGGCAGACGATCTGGAGTAAGCCCGGCGAGGCGTTCACCAGCACCTTCTACAGCCGTGAGCAGTGCCTGAGCGCCTGGGCCGGCGCCTGGAGCCGCTACTGCCTGGCCCATCGACCCTTCTGAGCACCAGGACCACTACAAGCAGGCCTGGCAGGTTGGCCAGCATTCCATAGCCGCTAGATTGAGCTGGCTCGGATTTATCCGGGCCATGTTCTGGTGATGCTCGATGGCGGATCTCCTGCTCGCTGCTGCTCCTCCCGCGCCGGTCCTGACTGCTGCGGGGGAGGTTGATCTCGACGCCCTGCTGGACGCTGTCACCGCGATCAAAGCCCAGCAGAAGGAGCTGGAGCAGCAGCTTGAGCCGCTGCTGGAGGCCCTCAACACGGCGATGGCCACCGGCCAGGTGGATCCCTCCTTCTCCCACAACGACTGGGCCTTCTGCCACAGCCCTGGCCGGCTGACGTACGACTTCCCGGTGGCGGTGCAGCAGATCGAGCAGCAGCTCAAGGCCGCCAAAGAATCCGCGATCCAGCTGGGCAGCGCCAAGGAGAAGCGCGGCAACCCCTTCTGGACCATCCGCCCCCCGAAGACCTAGCCCCTGCCGTGCTGAGCTGATGTCGCTGCGCACTCCCAATCAGGCCGCTGCTGATCCCGTGGAGGACCTGCGCTTCGCACCGGCTGAGCAGGACTCCGATGGAGAAGCGGTGTGGGAACCGGTGGCGGTGGACCCGAGCCGGCCGATCAGCCAGACCAACCCGCCACGGCGTTCACCCCATCACGCCCAGACCCCCAGGGCCACTGCCGGGGAGGTGGAGCGGCGCATTGCAGAAGCGCAGCTCTGGATCGCGCAGCGGCTTCCTTTGGTGGAAATCAGGGCGAAAGCGGGCGAAAGCTGGGGGGTGAACAACATCAAAACGATCAATCGCTACCTCGACCTCGCCCGCGAGCGGATGGTGGAGGAGCTGATCACCGACCGCCGCCGCCACCAGGCCGAGCAGATCTTTGCGCTGAACGAGTGCGCCCGCCGGGCGATGGATGCCGAGCAGTTTTCAGCCGCCGTTGGCGCATTCCGGGTGATCGCCGAGATCGGCGGCCTGCTGCGGGCACCGATCAAGCCCCCGGAACCAAGGCCATGAAGGCGAGCACCACCGCCACCGTGATGCCAGCACCCGTGCTCACGCTCCAGGCCCCTGCAGAAGGCGGCCTGCTGCTGCCGGAGCTCGACCCCTGGGGTGACGGCGGCCTGCTGCACCTGCCCAGCACCAGCCCTGCTGAACACCTGGAGCCCCAGCTGCTGCGGGCCTTCATTGCCGAGGCCTACCCCCGCTACGGCTTCCACCGCTGGGCCGAGGTGCTGATCGAGCTGCTGCAGGCCGTTGCCGATGGTCAGCTCAGCCGGCTGATCGTCACCTGCCCCCCGCGGCTGGGGAAATCGCTGCTGGTCTCCAAGCTGTTCCCGGCCTACTTCCTGCAGCGCTACCCGCACCTGTTCGCGGCGATTGCGTCTTATTCGGCTGAGCTGGCCTACGCCCACTCCCGTGAGGCGCGCCACTTCTACCGGGTGACCGGCCATCTGCTGGCCCGTGACTCGGCGGCTGTTGGCAACTGGCTGACCCGCCAGCGGGGCGGCTGCATTGCTGCCGGTGTGGATGGCCCGTTCACGGGCAAGGGCTACAGCCTGGGGATCATCGACGACCCTTACAAGGGCCCCGGTGATGCGGCATCACCAGCGCTGCGGCAGAAGCTGATCGACTGGCTGCGCTCGGTCTGGCTCACCCGCGCCGAACCGTCGAGCGTGCTGGGCCCTGATCGCAGCGAGCAGCCGAACATCTCCGCCCAGGTGGTGGTGCTCACCCGCTGGGACCACCAGGACGTGATCGGCTGGCTGCTGGAGCAGGAGCTGGGGGAGGCGCCGCAGCACTGGACCGTGCTGGATCTGCCGGCCATCGCCGAGGACCCGGCCGATCGCCCAAAGCTGCCGCCCACCTGCACCCTGATCCCCGACTGGCGCCAACCGGGTGAGGCGCTGTGTCCAGAGCGCTTCCCGCTGCAGGAACTGCTCAAAATTCGCGTCCGCCTCGGTGCCTACTGGTGGGCGGCGCTGTATCAGCAGCGGCCCAGCCCGGCGTCGGGCTCGATCTTCCTGCGGCAGTGGATCCGGCCGCCCTTCCCCCGTGAAGACGGCCTCCAGCGGCAGTACGCCCTGCTGGCCCTCTCCTGTGACCTGAGCTTCAAGGGGGAGGCGGAGAGTGACTACTGCGGCTTCTGTCTGGCTGGTCTGCTGGCACCACCGCCCCGGACGGTCAACCCCCGATCGGGTGAACCTGACGGCTCGCCGCCATCAGCCGCCCTGGAGATCGAGGTGCTCTGGGCGGCCCGCCACCGCTTTGGCCTGCCGGAGGTGATCCGCTTCCTGCTGGGCTGCCTGGAGGCCCTGGAGCAGCAGGGCCTCAGGCCCAATGCCGTTTTGATCGAGGACGCCGCCAACGGCCCGGCCGTGCTGCAGACGCTGCGGCGCCGCGTGCCGGGGATGCTGCCGATCACCGCCCGGGGCAGCAAGGAAACCCGCGCCCATGCCGTCGCCCCATTGGTGGAGGCCGGACAGGTCCGCTTCCACCACCGCGCCCAGCCGCTGATAGAGGAAGCGATCCGCTTTCCCAAGGGCAGCAAGGACCTGGTGGATGCCTTCTGCCACGGCGCCCTGTGGCTGGAAGGCCGCTACTGGAAGGCCCAAGGCATCCAGCCGGTGGTGACGCCGCTGCTGGTGAGCCGGTGAGGGAGGAGAGGAAGCGATGACGGGTGCAGACCTGGAAGCCCCAGATCAGACGCCACCGAAGGTTCTCGAGCCTGTGCCTGGGCAGCCGGTGGTATTTCAGCTGTCGCTGCCGATCACGGTGGTGCTGGTGGGGTCTCCCACCGGTGCTGCTCGAATGCTGCGCCAACGGCGCTACCGCCGGCCGGCCTGTTGTGCGCGAGCGGGGCAGCTGGAGATCCAATGGGCAGAGCCTGCTCGGCATGCGCCAAGGGCTTCGGCCTGGCAGGCCCCGCACTGCCGGGCGAGGCGTCAACGGCCCGTGAGACCCCATGCCGCTGCCGATGCCCTGGCCTTGGAGCACATGGACCTGGCGGAGAAGATCGCTGGCAACTTCGCCCGGCGCACCGTCCACCCCAAGGAGGATCTGCTGCAGCTGGCGATGATCGGGTTGATCAAGGCGGCGCGGCGGTATGACCCTTCACGGGGTCCGTTTCGGCCCTACGGGCGCACCTATGCGAATGGGGAGATAACGCACTTTCTGCGGGACAACGGGTTCCTGCTCAAGGTGCCTCCGACTTGGCGAGAGATCCATGCGCGGGGGCAGCGGTTGCTTACCTCAGGAGTTGATGTGGCGATGATGCTGGAAACATTGGAGATCAGCCGCGAGCAGTGGATTCAAATTGCTGATGCTTGCTCAGTTCGGGTGGTCGCTTTTCCTGTTGGTTGAACGCGAGCCATCAGCCGCGCGAGGTAAGGCGGTGACTGCATGGCCTTGTTCGCCTTTTACTCCGTCTTTCTAGCGACATACACACCGTAGCTGACGTAAGCCTTGTATTTCTCATAGAGGTCAATTTCCCGTTGTTCCGCGAATACAATCTTTCGTGCTTCTTCACTGTTCCCGTTCCGGTTCAGGAAGCCCTCGAACCTGGCCTGCATGGGTTGGCAATACTCACTTAGCCAACAATCTTCAGGTAACACGAAGTACCCAATGGGCGAATAGCCGTGTTTCTCTAGAACCCTGATCTTGGCCGAAGCCACATCGATTTCGGTATACTCGCTATTCCAGTGGTTCTGGAGTTCCGCTGGTCGAGAGTCTGGGAGCCATGTGATCTCGGAAGCGACCAAAAGCCCCCCGCTTTTCAGGAAGCGTCGCCACTCAGCAACGCCCTTTTCAAATCCCATGTTGTAAATGGCACCCTCGGACCAGATGACGTCAAATTCTTCGTTGGTGAATGGCAGGTTGTCCATGGAGCATGCAAGCGTCGATATCCGGTCTGCAAGACCCGCTTTTTCGGCCCTTTCATTCAGCTCGTCCAGGAAGTCCTGAATGAAGTCCACCGCCGTGATGTAAGCATTCAAGAGCCGGACAAGGAGAACGGCGGATGCCCCCGTGCCACACCCGATATCCGCAACCTTTCAGCGGCGCTGCTCGGTCGACCATGGCCAGATTGAGTGCCTGTTCCGTCTCGACGTCCCCACCCGTTCCCTGCCGAGAACCTTGCTTGTGCAGGTCGATCAAGAGTCTGTAATCATCCATAGCGATATCTTGCATTGTCAGGCTGACGCCGCAGATCTGAAGCGGGAAGAGACTTGAAAGAAAGCAAAGCAGCCACGCTCCCGTCTTCTGTATCTAGATGTCAGGATAATATTGAGACTTGATTGCAATCAATAATTAGAATAAAATGTGACGCCTAAGATCCCCTCAAGACGGAGAGAGCGACAAGAAATATGCGATTATAAGCACAAAGAACGTCTCTGTAGGCACAGGAGAATTGCGTGGGCATTGGACAACGCAATCCGAATTCTTATAATCAAGATGCGGCGGTCATAAAGACGAGATTGCGGGGGAATGAGTTCAGACGCAACTGCTTTCACCTTGGCATTTCTTGCCGTCACAGCAGCATCCCCTAGTGCACTGCTGTGGTTGCGTACACTGAGAAGGACATGCAAGCAAGCTCGTATATGGAATAGCTGGAACAATATCTTTGCCAACTTCTAAAACACGAGCAAGAACAACTCTTGTACCATTCTTAATCCTCACTGCGACGTGTTCGCCTGGCACTTGAGAATTCTGCTCTTCAATAGCTGAAATGGACACAATACCCGATTCAGGAATTGCAAAAGCTTGTCCATTTTGATCCATAAGATGAATTTCAGCATCCCCTCTGCTCACAAGACCTCCTGTAAGAGTTACCCCGCCAGCGAAATCGGACTGAGCAAGTGCCGCCTCTGTAATGCTAGAAAAATTCTTTAAGTCGAGCGTCCCAATAAAATCCTGGACCGAGCCTGTCATTCGAGCTTGCCTTTATATTAAATCTCAACGTAAAATCAAAAAGCCCTGGCAAAGTGTCACCGTCACAGATCTTAATAAGAGTAGCGATATGGCTGAATACAGTGCGCTTAATTCTCCGACGCACTACAGGCTGTATCTCAGGCGCCTGCATGCGGTGGTCTGAAATTGGAACGGTGAGCCCCTCTGCAACTTGTCATGATTTATATCTGAGTGTGGTTGTGCGGAACAAACCTCCTTGCGGTGGAATGGCTCTCACTCGTATCTGCCCCCTAAACGGATTCTAATAAGTTTTATCACAGATGCTCCGCCACCCGGCCGGAAAGATGATTGATTAACATGCTAAATACGATTGCCAATGGGTAGTTCAGCCAAGGTACTTGCCTGTAAAGCATTCAAGGAAAAGCTTGCTAAAGGATTAGAAGATTTAGATTCATCTTGCTCATTCCTGAATGCCATTGATGCCACCACTTGGTCGATATTTATGTCTAACCTGCAATACAATGGGAACCAGCTAGTGCATGCAGATTGCACCCGCCTAGCCGAGAAACTTGACAGGGATCAGATTGCAGAAGTGCTTGCAAACTTTGGAGTGTCTGATGAACAGTTTGCTTCGTGGTACAATCACGCATGTATTCTGTTTGAGTGCGAAACCATTCCAGGTGTCTATTGCGATGCTCAAGGGTGCCGTTTGCCTGAATCATGAGTCAATGCATGGTCAATCAGTAACTGTGTTGAATTCGACAACTGTGTTGAATTCGACTCTTGCGGAGCCTTGCGTCTTGTCTTCACTAAACCATATCTTTACAGATCGGCTTCCTGGAATCTCCAAGAAGTAGAAGCCTACTCCTAAGCATTAAGTCAAGGCTATTCAGTCAGAGCACTCATTTTGCCCCTAGGGAATTTTAGAAGGGTTGCCTTGGCCGAAATTCTCGTTGGCTGCCGGCGCACCCAATCACGGCCTCTGGCAATGGCTTTGCCCCCACCAGCAGCCAATGCCCACCACCCGCCGCCGCTGGACAACTACCCCCAGCAGCCCCTCCTCCCCACCAGCGCTGCAGCCCCAAGCACCGGCTGAGCCCCCCTGGCTGGAGCACCCCACCCTCTCCGGCCTGAGGGACCGCCTGCAGCTGGTCTACGACTGCTGGACCCTGCTGGATCTACCTGACGGCACCAGCCGCCGGCCGGTGCATCTGCCTCGGGGGATAGAAGAGCCCGAAACCTGCTACATCAAGCGGCTGGAAGCCGCCCGGCCCACAGGCTTCTACCGCGATGCCCTGCGCACCTATGCCGGGATGCTGTCGCGCCTGGCCTGGCAGGAGCTCCCCGACTCCCTGACCCGAGTGGCCACTGATGTCGATGGCCAGGGCACCGACTTGGGGGTGTTCCTGTTTCTGGCCGACCTGCTCACCCTGCGGGATGGCGGCTGCCTGATCCTGCAGCTGCCGCCCCAGCACCGCTGGCCCTCAGAAGGGGATCGGCTGGAGGCCCTCGCCAAGGGCGATCGACTCTCCTTCCCCCGCCTGCAGCTGGTGCCCCGGGGTGACCTGCTGAATTGGCGCCTGCCCACTGATGCCGCCACAGCTGCTCCGGCATCGGGCCCAGTGGAGATCGTCTGGCGAGAGCCTCGCCGCCAGGCCCTGCCGCCCCGCTTCTCCAGCGGCAATGCAGGCGTGCCCACGGTGGTGATCGACGCCCATGGCGGACTGGTGCCCGATCCACAGGTCTGGCTGTACCGCAGCCTGTCGGTCACCGATGACGGCCTGGTGCTGCGCAGCTGGCAGGCCAACCCCAACCCCGGTGCCGTCGATGGCTACGACGTGGTGCCGGTGGGTGAGCCTGAGCGGATGCCCCAGCGCTTTGACCTGCCGGCCCTCTGGTACTCGGTGGATGGCAGCGCCTTTGGCGAGGGCGATCTGCCCCACCTGGGCCTGGCGCACCAGTACCTCAACCACTACCGCTGTCGCAGCGAATACGAGGACCTCTTGTCGCGCACCGCCCTGCCGGTGGGTGTGCGCACCGGCCTGGTGGATGCCTACGGCTTCCGCCGCAGCGACGGTGCCCTGGGCACGGGTCCCGCCACCGGTGGAGCAGAGGGCCAGCGCCCCCAGCGGCTGGTGCTCTCCACCTCTTCGTTCATGGACCTGCCCGAGGGCGCCACGTTCCAGTGGGTGGAGATCGAGGCCCGCTCGCTGGCGGAGCACCGGGCCTACTTGCAGCAGCTGGAGGAGGCCATGCGCCGCGATGCCCTGATCCCGGCCGGCGGCCATGGCCCGGCCCGCACCGAGCTCGAGATTTCCCTGACTGCCGGCCAGAGCTTTGCGGTGCTGCAGTCGCTGGCGGGCCAGAAGCGCTCGATGCTCAGCACCCTGCTGCAGCAATGGACCCGGCTCACCGGCGAGAAGCTCTCCGATGAACCGGCTTGCACGGTGGAGATCTGCCCGCTGGTCCCTCCGCAGCCAGCCCGCAAACCCGAGCCTTCAGTGCAGGAGTGGCTGCTGCTGCATGAGCGCGGGGTGATCGATGCGGCGGAGCTGCGGCAGCAGCTGGGGCTGGCGATCCCTGGCGACTGAACTGGCAAGGGTGGACATGACCCAGTCCTCCCCACCCACCTGCAGCTGGCGCCCCGGTGACAGCGAGACGCTGCGCATCGCCCTGTCTATCCCCGTCACCAGTGCTGCCCTGGCGGCGCTGAACCGAGAGATGTCCCAGCTGCAGACCCACTACCCCACCGGGGTGTGCACGGCCCAGCGGCACCTCGACGCCATCGCCGAGCTGGATCAGCAGCTGGCGGCCCTGACGCCAGCCGATCTGAACACCCCGGTGCGCAGCAGCCGCAAGGGCGTGGCCGGTGGCGTGGTGCCCAACCCGCTGCCGCTGAGCAAGTTGGCGGTAGTCGAGTACGCCACCGAGCTGCTGCTGGAGGAAACCGAAAGCCAGTGGGATCCCAATGCCCCGTCACCAGCGGTGGTGCTTGGGAGGCAGCGCAGCCAGCGCATCGGCCAGCTGGCGCTGCTGTTGCCAAGACTGCAGAACTGGCGCCAGTGCAACCCCGACCCCTTCCGGGGATCACTGGTTCGGGGCTGAGGAATGGAACAACCTCTGTCGCCGCTGAACCAAGGCCTCAACCCCCTACGCGCTGCTCCGCTGTGGGGGCAAATGGTTGCGTTGCCTACAGCCACCCTGGCGATCGACAGCCGGCTGGCCCAGCCTGTATCTGCTCCCCTGTGGATGGCGCTGCAGCCCTACGCCAACGCTCGCCTCTGCCTCTTTGAAGTCGACCGGCCCGAAAGCCGCAACCCCGTGCCGATTCGCCGGCACGTGATCGACTGCTTTCTGGAGCAGAGCGGCATCGTGAGCGGCTACAACGACACCGCCCTCACCGACCCGGGCGACGTGCTGCTGCGGGGCTACCTCTGCCGGGCGGCGATCCTGCCGGTGAGCACCAACAACACCTTCGACTGGCTGGCGGCCGAGCTGGACTGGGCCACCCCCGGCTTCCGCGAGGAGGCACCACTGCCCTGGGATCCAACGCTGCTGGGCACGGTGCAGGCCCCCTGCCAGGGGGTGATGTGGCTGGGGGATCTGGCGTTGCTGCAACCGGAGGGGCGACTGCCATCAGGAGGGCGGGCCCAGTTCGCCGGCTGCCAGGTGATGCACTTCGGGGCGGATTACGGCCCCGGCGGTATCGGGCTGCTGCTGCAGCCGCTGCTGGGGGAAGCGACCCAGCTGGTGCTCAGGCCCCACAGCGTGCTGGTGCTCCGCACTGGGGACACGTTGAACCTGATCGCCGAGGGCTACGGCACCACCGTGGCCACCCTGCGGCGGATCAACCCCCAGCTGGAGAGCACCCAGACGATCACTGCCGTCGAGGGTGATTCGCTGGCTGTGCTGGCCGGGCGGCATGGAACCACGGAAAGCAAGCTGCGCAGCCTCAACCCGGTGCTGCAGCAGAGCGAGACCTACATCACCTCCGAAGGCGACACGCTCAGCAGCGTGGCGACCGAGCAGAACTTCAGCCTCTCTCTGCTGCGCCAGTTCAACCCGGAGCTGAGCAGCTGGCCCAGCGAGGAACCGCTGCCGGCTGGCACCGCCCTGCAGCTGCCCGTCTACCGCTCCACCACTTCCATCCCGGCGGGGATGCAGTTGCTGGTACCTGGCTACACGCCCTCGACGCCGCTGCCGACGGGGGAGTGGATCTACCTGCCGGCCCGGCGCTCTGCTCCCGTGCTGGATGAGCTGCCTGAGCAGGGCTTTTGAGGAGCTGGCAACAGGGAGAGCGAGCGCAGCCCGGACGGGGCGCCCGCAGCACCACAGCCGTGATGGGTGATGCCCTCTTCCTTCTTCTCTGACTTCAGCCGCACCAGCAGCGGCACCAAACCAGACCTTATTGCTCCTGCCGCTCCGTGGCAGGTCTACCGCCAGCACCAGCAGCAGCCCAACCAGGGCCCTGCTGGTTCCACTGCTGCACCAGCCGCTGACCTCGCCCCTCTCGACGAGGACGATGACGATGCCAGCAGCCTGGACGGCGGCTCCGGTGACGACAGCTTTGACGCTGCGTCGACCCTCGACTCCAGCCCCGGCAGCGGCGACCACGACGATCCCCCCGCTGCCGCCACCAGCACTGCTGATCCCCTGCGCGCCGAGCGCCGCCGCAGCAACCAGCTCGAAAAAGAACTGCGCAAGGCCCGAGCCCAGCTGTCGCGCTTCTCCGAGATCAACCCGGACGAGTACGCCCGCCTGCAGGACGCAGAGCGCAAGCGCGAGGAGTTCGAACGCCAGGTGGGCGAGCGCGAGCGTCAGCTCAATGAGGCCAACCTGCGCCGCGTGCGCAGCGTCGAAAAGGAACGGGACGAGGCCCGCTGTCAGGTGCAGAACCTGCGCAAGGAGCGCTTGATGGAGCGCCTCTTCTCAGAAGCAGAAGGCCGTGTGGGCGGTGATGAACGGGGGACGTTCTTTGACACCTTCGTGACGCTGTGCGGCGGCCACTTCCAGCTGGGGGAGGTGGACGGCCGCGAGCGGCTGCTGCCGGTAGACGGCAAGGGCCAACCCCTCACCGCCGATGGCGTGGCCCTGAGCGATGGCGACTACATGGAGGAGTTGCGCCGCCACCCGGTGTACAGCTTCCTGTTCCAGCAGCGCAGCGGCCTCTATTCGGCTGCTGTGCCTGAAACGGGCCATGAGCACGGTGGAGCGGTGAATCTGCAGACCCTGAGTACGGCCGAGCTGTATCTGGAGGCGGTGAAGGGCACCACTCCCAGGGCGGCTGCACCGCGGCGCTGATCACCGAAGGAGCTGAGGGAATGGCCTGGTATCTGGTGTTCTGGCGCCACCGATCCACCGCCACGGTGGTGCCGGCCGCCAGCGCCAGCCAGGCCCGCTCTCGCGCCCAGCGCAAGCAGAAGAAGGGCTATGGGTCGACCGTCGCAGCCCGCCGCGCCAATTCAGAGGACTCTCGTCTGATTCGCCGCGGCGTCTGGGTGCGGCGGCGGCGCGATGGCAGCACCCCCCAGTTCGGCAGTACTCGATCCAAAGCCAGGGCCAGGCGGCAGCACAGCCGCTATCGGCGGTGGCTAGGTGCACGTGGTTAACCCAGCCATCAATCAGCAGGACGTCATGCAGCAAGCCGATCTGTAACAGCAGTGGAATGGCTCTGGCACCGGCAGCGCTGCTCCGCTTTGCTGCGGCCCAGCGCTTCCTGCCGCTGTCCCGCCATGCCCATGTCCGCCGCCCCAGAGGCCAGCGACTACGTGCTTCTTCATCGGGATACCGGCTCAGCGCTCTACACAACCCGCGCGACGGAGCAGGAAATCCATCGCGCCAATTCCAGCCTCAGCAGAGCCGGCCAGCGTTCGCGGTTTGTGGCCGCCAGATATCTCATGCACCACAACCCAGGCCAGGAGAGCTGAGGACAGCGGCGGCTGCCTGCTCTTCCACTCGCCTGCTCACGGGTTCCATGAGCTTTCCCTGCATGAGGATGAAGGCCCGGCCACCAACCGGCAGCCGGGCCTGAACCCCCAGGCTCAGCAGACCGAGACGGTGCAGCCGGGGGTGCCCTGCAGCTTGCGGGCAAAGGCGAATGCCTTCTCAGCGGGGATCAGCCGCATCTTTTTGACGGGTTTGCCGCGACGGCCCAAGAACTCGACCTCACAGGGAGTGGTGCCGAGCTTCTGGACGCCGGGCTGATAGCGGTGAACCACAAGCAGGCGGACTTCGCAGACGGGGCCTTGGGGAATGGCCATGGCTGGGATGGAGCGGAGAACACCGACCAGACGCCCCGCAGGTGAGCACTGGCCAGGGGCGAGCACCGCGAGCCTTGCGTCAGCCCTGACCAGTGGGAGCCGCAGGGGCATGCTGCGGAGGGGTTTCGCGCCGCCCGGCCAGCCAGCCCCCAGTGGCAACGGTGCAAGTGCCGTGCTGGACTCCCACCGCGCCCGAGCAGTGGAGCTGCTCCACCAACCCTGGGATCGAGGGACAGGCAAGGGGGCCGCAGCTGCAGCCCCCAACCCATGGCGCTCAGACCATCTGCAGCTTCTGCTCAGACAGTGACTGGCGCTGGAGCTCGAGCTCACAGCGCTGCATCAGCTCTTGCTGGGCCAAGAGCCGCTCATCCAGCTCATCAATGCGTGCCAGACACTGCTGGATTGCCGGGATCACCTCCTCCTCCAGCAGAGTGATCTCCTCTTCTCCATAGGGCTGCTCGATCCAGGTGCGGCGCAGCGGCAGCCCACGACGACGCAGCAGGATCTCCTCCACCGAGCGCAGCGTGGATTCGAGCAGCAGGAATGGATCTTCCTCAGACCGGCAGAACGGTGAGGCAGCAGATGAGAGCGTGGCCATGGTGATCGGCGCCAAGAGCGGCGCAGCGACGGGACCGATCCCAGAGGAGGCCCGACGTCAGGCGGGCCTCAGACTGGAGAGGCCCGGAGCAAGCCCTCCTCCCGCTCCCAGGCGTTACCGGTCCATCCGCGACAGTGCTGCTCCACCCAGCAGCGCCAGTAGCAACTTGAGGGTGGAGTCAAAGCCGCCCTGCAACTGCTCCAGCGTGCCGGGGCAGATCTGGCCGATCGATCGCCCCTCCAACGCCCGCTGGCCGCAGACCCCAGCGGCGAGGGAATAGATCAGCAGCTGGGTGCCGATCACCACCGCCAGGATCTTGAAGACGAACCGCTCACGGTCGAACGGTGGCTTTGGCGGTCGGGGTACTGGGTTGGCTTGCATCGCTGCTCCTCCCTTGATCAGGCCCCAGCTGCTGGCAGCACCAGCTCCGGCGTCACTTTTTTTCCTGGAACACCCCCACGTACACCGTGCCCTGGCGGTACAGCGGCAGCACCTTGTCGCGCAGGTCAGCGTTGTGCAGGCGGAGGCAACCCAAGGTGGGATGCAGAGGCTGCTGCGGTGCCCAGGCCATCGGCCAGCCGCAGGCCGAGCCGCCGCCGTGGAGCATGATCCCGGCCCGGCCGACGGCCACCTCCTGGCCCTCCAGTTCCTCCATGTCAAAGGAGTACCAGCCGTAGGCCATGGCTGTGTCGGAGCAGGGCGGGTTGGGGTTCTGCTCGTAGTCCGCGTAGAGCTGCCCCAGTCGGTAGAGCCCCGGCGGGGTGTCGGTGCTGTTCTGGGTCCAGTCGGTGTCGCTCCCCTGGCCGCGGGCCAGGCAGGGGATCTTCCAGAGGAGCTGGCCGCTGTGGTCGTAGGCCTCCATGTCCTCATCCCGGTCGTTCACCAGCAGGTAGGAATCCCCGGGCTGGACGGGTGCTGCCAGCTGCGGGCCGGCCATGCCGGCTTCCTCTGAACCACGGGGATCGAGGCCGCCGCTGGGGACTGCTGGTGCCGGGGGCGCAGCGGGTTTCTGGCTGAAAGTGAGCGCCCAGGGGGCCTGTTCATCGAGGACGGCCTCGCTGCCGGGCAGTGCAGCGATCGCGGCATGGAGGGTCCAGACGCCGGAGACCTGCTGGGGTTCACCGCGGAAGGCTTCAAAGCGGTCCAGGAACCGCTCGGGGGTCATGGGGCTGGCCATGGGTGTGGTGCTGCTGAGCCCTGTTGCCAGTCCCGGCTTGGGGCCGCCGGCTGCGGGCACAAAGAGAGCGCCCCAGCCGCAGCCGGGGCCGCCCCCTTAGAAGGGCAGCTCGCTCTCGGGGCACCAGACGGGCACCGAAGCTGGCGTGGCCACCTGGCGATCGAAGAGCAGATCAGCGCAGAGCCGCTCAAGCCGCTCAAGAGGAGCCGGGCGGTGGGCCGATGCCTCCTCGCACAGGCACTCCAGGGTGCGGGAGCTCAGGAGCTGGAAGGCGCGGATCCGGGATGCGGAAGCCATGGCAGGCGTAGCGGAGACCCCGAAGCAGGCCGGGCGGGGTCAAGGGGCAGCCCCCTCTGCAATGCGGAGCGCAGCGAAGCCAACGCACCAGTCCGGCTGACTCGCGCAGCCCTTGAGGCCGCCCGGACCATGAGGAGGGCTGCGCGTAGCCGATCCACCAGGAGCTGGGCCACCACGGTTCTTTCTCCTCGGTGGTTGGGGCGTGGGGACACCTGGCAACAGCTGCTGTTGTCACTGGGGCCAGGCCCCGGGAGCGTGCCCTTGGGCCTGACCTTGATCGAGGCGCAGAAATACGCCCGCCGTGCGGAGCAGCTGGCGGTGCTCAAGACCTTTGCGGAGGGGGAGCTGCTGCGCCGCCTGCCCTTCCGCAACCTCGTGGGGGGCTCGTTGAGCTTTCCGGCGGAAACCAAGCTGCCCCGCGTGGGTTTCCGCGCGGTGAACGAGGGCTATCGCCAGAGCTATGGGGTGATCAATTCCGATTCGGAGTTCGTCCACCTCTTTGGTGGCGACCTGGATGTGGACCGCTCGATCGTGGACCTGCAGGGCCCTGAGGCTCGTGCTGCCCAGACCGAGATGAAGGTGCGCTCCATGCGGCTCACCCTGGAGGCCGCCATCATCAACGGGGATGACACCTTCGATCCGCGGGCGTTCAACGGGCTGAGTAAGCGCCTGGTGCCGGGTGAGGACCAGACGATCGACAACGGCGGCAATACCCTCAACCTGCTGGCGCTTGAGGCGTTGACCGACAGCGTGATCGGCTACGGCGGCGACAAGGTGCTGATCGCCAGCAAGGCCGCCCGGCGCCAGATCAGCACCGCCTCCCGCCAGGCCGGTGGGGATCTGTATGAGGTGATTGACGGACGCCACTATTTCGAGGGGGTGGAGATCCTGCTGGTGGAGGAGGACGCCGAGGGCAACGCCGTGCTCGGTTACGACGAACCGGGAGACACCACCTCCATCTACTGCTGCGTGCTGGGTGATGCGGCGGTGTGCGGCCTGCAGGGGCCGTTCGAGGGGCGGTATGGGATCTCAGTGCGGGACTTCGGGGAGGTGCATGACGCGCCGGTGTTTCGCACGCGAGTGGATTGGTACGTGGGTTTTGCCGTCTGCAACCGCAAGGCCGCTGCGCGGCTTTACAACGTGGCGCCCATGCCGCTGGTGGTCTGAGACCGCCCCTGACCAGAAGAACCCCTCACGCCAACACCCCCAACCAGGAGACCCCTGATGACCTCTCAAGCCACCCGGCTGCTCGACGCCCAGACGGTGCTCGTCGGCTGGATCAACCACTCCGCCACCGACTGCTACGAGCACATCCGCAGCAGCGGTGATGTGGTGAACCTCGGCACCGATCTCGATGCCTGCTCCTCCTTTGTGCTGGTGGCCTCCCACCCCGGCCACAGCGAGGCGGTGACCGTGACCATCGAGCTGGCGCCCCTACTGGATGACGGCAGCGCCGGCACCTGGATCACCGCCTCTGCCGTGGCCATCCCTGCCGCTGGCGGGAAGGTGGAGGCCACGATCAGCGGCGCGTCGCTGCTGCTCAACCCTGCCGACAGCGAGCTGATCAGCCCGCCCTGCCTGCGGCTGGCGCGGGCCAGCGTTTCTCCCGCCACCCCGGCGGGGATGTGCGTGGCCCTGACGGCCACCCAGGGACTGTGAGGTGCCGGCCATGAACAACCCCCTTGAGTCCACTGGCGCCGCCGCCGGTGTTGCCGATGCCGGTGTCGCTGGTGCCGGTGCCCCCGTGCTGCCGTTGCAGCTGCTCCAGCCCCTCGATGCCTCCCATCCGCTCAGCAGCCCCACCAGCCTTGGCGGTCCTGAGCAGCGGCTCATCGTCAGCCCCGATCCCAGGGTGGGGGTGGAGCTGGATCTGCGGCCCACCCGCCTGCTGATCAGCAGGGACGGGCAGACCCGCTCGATCTGGCCGGTGCATCTAGCCGGTTGGCAGGCCCTGGGCTGGCAGCTGCTCACGCCCGCCGAGGCGACAGAGGTGATGCAAGACCCTGCCCCTGCCGCGATCGAGCCTCCCCCTGCGGCTGAGAGCCTGCCAACACCTGGAGAAGCCCTGCTGGCGGGGGAGGAGCCCAACTTCCAGGCGATGACCAAGGCGGAGATCACCGCGTTCTGCGCGCAGACCTTTGGCGTCAGCGTCGATGGGGCGATGACCAAGGCCGAACTGGTGGCCACCGCCACCGGCCTGCACCAGGAGGCAGCGGTTGGCGAGCACCCTGCCGATGGGGAGTTCCCCGATGACCTCCTCTGATCCCGCTGCCCCCAGTCCCACTGGCAGCGAGCGGCCGGAGGGGGTGATCTTCCTGGGGGAATCGCAGTGGGTGTTCGGCAACCGCCCCCTGCCTCCCTCCGGCCCGATCACCGTTCTGCTGGCCAGCCCGCCGCTGCGCACCACCACTGCTGGCAATGGGGTGGTGTCGATCTCCTTCGACATGCGGCTGCTGGCTGCTCTGCCTTGAACCTTGCCGCCACAACCGCTGCTGCAACTCTCTTCACCCCCTGAACCCCATGGCCACCGCCCCCACCCGCACCCCGATCACCAGCACCACCACCAGCGACAGCCCCGCTCCCGCTGAGGCTCCAGCCAGCCGCACGCTGGCCAGCGACCTGCTGATTGTTCAGCGGGGCGCCATTCCTTACAAGGCCACCGCCGAGCAGCTCAAGGGCTACATGCTCACCCCGGCCACCGCGGCGGCGATCGGTGCGATCAAGCCCGGCACCAACCTCTCTGTGGATGCCGACGGCACCCTCCATGCCTCCATTCCCGGCGCCCTGCAGTACCAGGGCGCGATCGATCCCACCAGCGCAGAGGCCCCGGCCGATGCTGCGGTGGGGGATGTGTACCTGGCCAGCACCTCCGGTGAGGCCCTCGAGAGCTGGAGCGGCATCGCGGGCCAGCAGGTGGCCCAGGGGGACCTGCTGCTGTTTGACGGCAGCAGCTGGAGTGCCAACGCAGCCCTGGGCCCCGATGGCGCTGGCGTGATTCGCATCCAGGTGAGCGCACCGCTGGCCATCGATGAAAGCGATCCGGCCCAGCCCTTGCTCAGCGTTGATCCCGCCACCACGGCTGCTGCCGGTGTGTTGCGCCTGGCCAGCGGCGAGGACCTCAGTGCCGGCACCGAGGGCGCGGCCGTGGATGCCGCTGCCCTGAAGGCGGCGATGGAGACGGCCCAGCCTGCGGGGGACTACATGCCGCTGGACATCAGCAGCCTGCCTGCCCTGCCCGCCTGAGCCCCCGCCTCCTTTCCAACCGCCTGCTGTTGCTGACGTGATCCAGCCCACCGACCTGTTCGCTGTTCAGCGCGATGGCACCACCTGTCGTGCCGCCGCCGCTGATCTGCTGGCCCTGCTCCAGGCCGGGCCAGCCTCCCGTACGGCAGGCAGGCTGTGGGACCTGGTCAGCACCCCTGCAGATCAGGACTGGCGATCGGTCTGCTGGGCACCTGAGCTGCGGCGGTTGGTGGCCGTTTCTATCGATGGCAGCCAGCGGGTGATGACCTCAGAGGACGGCCGGCACTGGAGCAGCCGCCCCACGCCCAGCGACAACAACACCTGGATTGGTGTCTGCTGGAGTCCGGAGCGGCTGTTGTTTGTGGCGGTGGCCTCCGGCGGCACCAGCAACCAGGCGGTGATGACTTCCCCGGATGGGATCACCTGGACAGCCCGCAGCGTGCCCGTGGCCAACAGCTGGGTGGCCATCTGCTGGAGCCCCGATCGGCTGTTGTTTGTGGCGGTGGCCTTTGGTGGCACCGCCAACCAGGTGATGACCTCCCCGGATGGGATCACCTGGACGGCACGCAACGCAGCGGCCAGCCTGGTGTGGCGTGGGGTGTGCTGGGCGGCTGAGCTGGGTCTGTTCGTGGCGGTGGCCACCACCAGCAATGGCACCAACCAGGCGGTGATGACCTCCCCGGATGGCATCACCTGGACGCTGCGCACCACCCCGGCGGATAACACCTGGCGCAGTCTCTGCTGGGCCCATGAACTCGGCCTGCTGGTGGCAGTGGGCCAGAGCGGCACCGGCAACCGGGTGATGACCTCCCCAGATGGCATCACCTGGACGCTGCGCAGCACGCCAGCGGATCTGGACTGGCGGGCGATCTGCTGGGCAGCCGAGCTCAACCTCCTGGTGGCCGTTGCCGGCACCGGCAGCGGAAACCGGGTGATGACCTCAGCCAACGGCCTGAGCTGGACCTTGCGCGCCAGCGCCGCTGACCTGCAGTGGAGCGGCCTCTGCTGGGCCCCGGAGCTGGGCCAGCTGGTGGCCGTGGCCCAGAACGGCACCGGCAGCCGTGTGATGGTCAGCGCCTGATCAGCCCTCAGCACCATCAGGAGCGGAACCCGGGAGCTTTTGCTCCCCCGATTGGGTGACCATGAGCTTCCCTGATCGGGCGACTCCGTGATCCCCTGGTCGGGTGATGAGCTTCTCCCCCAGCTGGGGGAGAAGCTCCAGAGCGCTTCTTCTGCTTTCCGCCGCCGCCTGAGCCCGGCTTCGCTGGGTGCGCCCGGGTTCACGTAGATCATCAAGGCGGCCGGCTCTCTCTACAACGCTCCCGAGCCCAGGGCCTGGCTCAGGGTGTCAAAGCCTTTGGCACCGATTATCGGAACACCCCCCGCTGGCCGGGAGCCAAGGCCACCTGGTTGTTTGCGGCCGCGATCTGCATGCGGAGGGGAAAAACAAGGCGCGAGCCGTGCTGCGCGACCGGCAGGCATTCACCTGGCGGGGGGCCTGGATCCAGTTCGGCAGCTCACAGGCACCGACGAACGCGGTGGAGAAGATGATCTGACCGGTGAGCAGACCGTTTGACGCGGCCGCTCCGAGCAGCCGCAGCAGGGGGTTCATGAAGGCAGAGGGCGGCGGGTCCTCTGGCTCTTGCCACGGCGATGGCCAGGAGCCCATGGGGGCCTCAGCCCGCCCCCACCAGCTGCTAGCGCAGGCCGGCCAGGGCCTCCTTCTGGGCCCGCTGCACCGCCATCGGACTGATCTGCAAGTGCGCCGCGGCGGCCCGGAGGGAGAGGCCCACGAGGATGGTGAGCCGCAGGGCCATGGCCTGGGCTGCGGGCAGCTGCTCCACCAGGCGCTCCAGCGCCAGCCCATCTGCAGCACTGCCGCCAGCGCACTCGGGCTCGGGGGAGGCCAACTGATCCAGCAGGGAGTGCTCACCTGCAGCGGGGGCATCGAGGCTGGCGTGGCCGAGCGGGCATGCGCCCTTCTCGTGCTCCCGGCGGGAGATGCGCACCAGCCGCACCCGATCGCGCAGGTGGTGCTGCAGGGCGCCCTGGATGCAGCGGCGCAGATAGGGCGCAGCGGGCTCGCCGGAGCGGCAGCGGGGAGCAGAGCGGACCAGGGACTCGCGGGCCACCTGGATCAGATCCTCCCGCTCCACCAGCGGGAACAGGCGCCGGGCAGCCGCGCCGGCAATGGCATCAGCGAGGGGCAGGTGTTCCAGCACCAGGGCATCACGGGCACGCAGGGCCGAGCGGCTGAGGGAGGAAGCGGGGGAAGCCATCGGCAGGACGGCGGAGAACCCCACCCCCAGCGGCCGGCCGCAGCGCCGTGGCAAGGACGCCCCGCAGGGGCGCATGGCCTGATCCTTGACGCGGCGTGAGGACTGGCCGAGGGATGCGGTGGGTGTGCGCCTGGCCAATGGCGCCCTTGCGCTCTTCAGACCGAGGGGAAGCTGCCATCCATGGCAGTGCAGTTCCGGCACACCTCAACCGATGGCAATGAATACAGCGTTGTCAGCTGAGGTCATGTCCCGACCAATCCAGGGCCAACCCCCGGGGACACCAGATACGGGGTACTCCTGGGTTCCATACACCGTGGGCAGTGTGAGCAACCTGTGGTTGCCGCTAACATGGAACGACCATGCTTGGCAAGAGATGCAAAATCCTGAAACACACCCAGCCCTCTCCCCCTCGGATGACGCGACGATGGTCGCCCGCACCTGGAATGGGACCCCAATCCCCAGGCGCACAACTGATGGCTACGTGAATGCCACAACGATGTGCAAGGCCAACAGCAAGAGGTGGAACAACTACTTTGAAACCGATCGGGCCTCGTCTTACATTGAGACTCTTTCTTCCGTTACTGGGATCCCAGTAACGGGTTCTGGTGGTCTGGTGCAGACCAGGCAGGGGGGCTCAGACCAAGGGACTTGGATTCACCCGCGAGTTGCAATTGACCTGGCACGCTGGATTAGCCCAGGCTTCGCTGTCTGGATGGACGGCTGGTTCCTAGAAGAACTCGAGCGATCCGCCAAAGCTGAAACCGCCGGGGCAAGGGCTGCCGTCTTGGCGCCAGCTGAGATGCTGAGCTTGATGGAACGGAGCCTTGCGCTGATGGAGCGCGCAGGTGGGCTTGATGAGCGGGACCAAATGCTGTTTAGGGATATGGCCCGCACCAACCTCCTGATGGCGAGCGGTGGCGGGACTGCAGAGCTTCCTTCCTACGCCGAGCAGGAAATGGCGCTCTCAGATGCATGGATTGAAGCTTTTGGCACACCCCTGCCAAGAGGGATAGACACCGCTGTGGGGAAAGCCGTTGCCAGGATCTACCGAGAAGAGCATGGGCAAGATCCCCCAAAGAGGACGCAGTACGTAGATGGAGCGCCAAGGAAAGTCAACAGCTACCGAAGAGAGTGGCTCCTGAAAGCTGTTCTGAAAGTTCGAGATCAAGTTATGGCCTTGCTTTCTTGATCTGTCGCTTTCCTGCCGCGGATCTTTTTCGGCAGCTCAATGAAGCTGGTGCCACAGGGCTCCTCGCCCACAAAGGCCAGTGATCAAACCAGCACCTCCAAGGGGTTGGCGCCCAGTGCAGCGACCCGCGTCAGCCCATGCACGGTGCGGGAGTGAGGCAGCCCAGGGACCGTCTCGCCAAGTCGGAGCTGGGCTGTCTCCGCTGTCCTCAACGCCTGGTCCGCCCGTCTGGCAAGCACGTAGCGCCCCGGATGGGCGACCCCGTCACTGGCTGCGACCTCTTGGCACCCTTTAATGGAGGGACCCGTCTCTGGGCTCTTGCTGGACCGCTTGCTGACAAAAAGCTCGCAGCACCCTTCATCCGGGGTTGTGAAGCACCTTCTTTAGCCAGTCCAATGCAAGTTTTGCATAAAAACCGGCTCTCGCCCACCCGCTGCTCGTGCTTGAGACCGTATGCCGCTTCGTGACCTCTGCACCCCACGCCCGTCAGTCTTCGCGGCGGACCGTCGCGCAACGGTGCTCAGCCTCGACACCTTCCTCAAGGGCGAGGTGGACGGCGGGGGGTTCTTTGAAGAGAACTACTTCACCAGCGGGATGCTCACCCTGGTGGATCGGGCCTTCCGCCATCTGAGTGGGTCAGGAGCTGGCTCTTCGGTGTTTCAGCTCTCCCAGGCGATGGGGGGAGGCAAGACCCACAGCATGATTTCCATGGGTCTGCTGGCCCGGGATCCCAACCTCCGCCAGGAGGTGTTTGCCCAGGTTGAAGGCGGCAACCCAGCCCCAAACCTTGGGGGCTGCCAGGTGGTGGGTTTCAACGGCCGCAGCACCGATGCTGATGGGGGGATTTGGGGTTCGATCGCAGATCAGCTGGGCAGAGCCGAGCAGTTCGCCAAGTACGTCTCACCTCTGCTGCGTGCTCCGGGCCCTGAAGCATGGAAGGAGCTGCTGGGCGAGCAACCGCTGGTGATTTTCCTGGACGAGCTGCCGCCGTATCTCGAATACGCGGTGGCGGTGCCGGTAGGCAACGGTAACCTGGCCACGGTGACGACAGCGGCGCTGGCGAACCTGTTCGTGGCCGTCACAGAGATGCCCAACGTCTGCCTGGTGCTCTCTGATCTGGGCGGCACAAACTACTCCGGTGGTCAGGACAACATCAACCAGGCGGTTGAAAGGGCGATTCAGCAGCTGAGCGGGGAGTCGAGGCGGATTGCGGTGCCGATCACGCCCGTGAACCCCAATGGCGATGAGCTGTATCACATCCTGCGCAAACGCCTTTTCGCCCAGGTGGCTCCTGCAAACGCCATTGATGGCGTGGCCGGCTCCTACCGGGAAGCGCTGCGCGACGCGGTGAACATGGGGCTCACGACCACCACCCCGGAATCCCTATACACCCGGATTCAGGACTCCTACCCCTTCCATCCCGACCTGCGGGAGCTGGTGGGCAAGTTCAAGGAGAACGAGGGTTTCCAGCAAACCCGGGGCGTGATCCGGTTGATGCAGATGGTCGTTTCCGACCTCTGGAATTCTGGCAAGGCCGGCGGCCTCGACCTGATCCACCCCTACGACCTCGACCTCAACCAAGACGAGCTCGCCTCTGAGGTGCGCACGATCAACCCCAGCCTCAGCGAGGCGATCGCCCACGACATCGCCCATGGCGGCGATGCCGAGGTAGAGGTGATCGATGAGGCCAACGGCAACACCGATGCCTCCGATGCCGCCCGGCTGATCCTGGTGGCCTCTCTCTCCACCACCCCTGGCGCGATCCATGGGATGCGGGAGTACCAACTGGTGGACTGCCTACAGCGCCCCGGCCGCGACCTGTCTGCGTTCAAGACCAACGTTCTCGACAAGCTGGCGACGCGGGCCTGGTACCTGCACAACTCGCCCGACGGGCGGCTGTTCTTCAAGAACCAGCAGAACCTGGCGGCCAAGCTGCGCTCTACGGCCCAGTCGCTCCACAACGAAACCGTGGAGCGGATGCTGCGGGAGCACCTGGATGACTACTTCACGCCCAGCCTGCGCGACTGCTTCCAGGTGGTGAAGGTGCTGCCTCCACCCGATGAGGTTCAGCTCGATCAGGAGAAGACCACCCTGGTGATCACCCGCCCCGGCGGCCAGGCCAATGGGCTGCCGGTGTCGCAGGACTGGCAGGACTGGTGGCAGCAGCAACCGTTCAAGAACCGGGTGCTGTTCCTGAGCGGCTCCAAGGACACCTACATGAAGATCCTCGATGCCGCCCGCCAGTCACGGGCTCTGGTGAGCATCGAAGACGACCTCAAAGGCGAGAACACCCCGCCTGACGATCCGCAGTGGCGGGCGCTCGACAGCCTGCGGGACCGGATCGGCCTCCAGTTCACATCCGCTCTCAAAGAGACGTTTGATCAGATCGTCTACCCGTCGGTGAACTCCGCTCTGCGGGGCAGCGCCATTGATCTGGCCTTTGCCGGCAACACCAACGGCGAGGCCACGATCAAACAGACCCTGATCACCGTTCGCAAGTTCACGACTGAGATCAGCGAGGACTCGTTCCGCAGCTACGCGGAAGCCAAGCTCTTTGGCTCCGCCGACAGCGCCGTGGTGCTTTGGGCCGATGTGAAGCGCGCCGCAGCGACCCGCACCGATTGGCCGCTGCACAAGCCTTCAGCGCTGGATGACCTGAAAGCCGACGCGATCCAACGCGATCGCTGGCGGCCTGAGGGCAACTACGTGCGCAAAGGTCCCTTCCCGCCGCCGACGCCCAGCATCGAGATCCGAGAAGGCGCCCGAGATGAAGAGGGCGATGGCCGCACCTATCTGCAACTGGTGCCGCTGCATTGCGACAGCATCGTGTTCGAAAGCGGTGAGAGCGAGCCCACCACCGCTTCATCACCCGTGCCTTCCGCGGCGAAGTTTGAGGCCAAGGGCCTGCAATACAAGTTCCTGGCTTTCGACAGCGAGAACCCGGAGCGGCAAAGCGAGGTGAAGACCTGGACAGCAACCCTGCGACTCAAGAAGCAGCTGCATGACCGCGGCGATCACTACGAGGTGGAGCTGCTGGCCTTTCCGCGGGTCAATGGCGTGAGCATCCACTACACAACGGATGGCTCCTCGCCGATCGGCACCAATGCGGCGGTGTATGACGGACCGATTCGGGTGCCGGACAACTGCCGCAAGGTCTGCGCTGTGGCCCAGGCCCCGGCCTACTCGCTGACCTCCCAGGGGATCGTGCAGGAGATCCCCAAGCGAGGGGAGGAGGCCCGCACCATCGACGCCACACGGCCGGCGCGGTGGCAGAAGGTGTGCAAGCTCGACGACTCAGGCGCGGTGTGGGACCTGATCACCCGGCTGGAGCAGAACCCAGGCGTGCTGGCCTACGACGTGCAGCTCTCAGCCCAGAGCAGTGATGGCGAGCAGATCGTGGACTACAGCGGCTCGTTGGCCAACGGCTACGGCGGCACCGACCTGAAGACGGTGGCTGGCAAGCTCCAGGACATCGTGCAGGACGGGACGCTGCGGATGGAGATCGGCGAGCTGGGCTTCCCCACGGGCCAGTCCCTGATCGACTGGCTGAACGTGGTGAAGGAGCCGTTCAACCTCAGCTACGTGAGCCAGGACTGAGCCATGGCCAGAACCCCCGTGGCCACACGCAAGAGCATCGGCCTGGGCTTTGTGCCGGAGGAGAGCCGCCATGGCTTTCTGATCCACATCCCCAAGGGCACCGCCAAAGGCGACCTGATCTCGATCAGCGAGTACCGCGGCGATCGCTTCAGCGGAGCGGAGGTGACCTCCTTGCCGGCTCCCCCACCGTCGGACCCTGCCCTGCGGGTGTCGCTAGACCGAGGACGCTGGGCGGCACTTGCTCCGGCGTTCTGGGAGGAAGCCAATCGGAGGCTGCGGGCCAATGGCCTGGCAACCGCCAAGCTCACCAAGAGCCCCACCAAGCCAATCCCCGTGCATCCATCACTGGGGAAGGAACTGTGCGTGCTGTGCTGGGCGGTGGAAGAAGCCTCGATCGACGACATCCCCAATGCCCTGCGCAACTGGGAGGCCCTGGCCCCGGAAGAGCGCTGGTGGCTCTACACGATGACGGTGGCCACAACAGGCCAGGCGATGAAGAAGGGCGTGGGATGGCGTAAGGCCCTCCGCGCCGCCATCGCCGACAACCCCTTCGTGAAGGGCGAGGGAATGCCACCCAAAGCCCGTCGTGAATTACTTGGCCACTCCCAACTAGCGCTCGAGATCTGAGATGCAAAAAGCCTTCATCGAAACCCAATTCCCAATTGCCCGGCTCTCAGCAGAGTCGTACAAGGAGAGGAAGGCTGGATCAAGTCAAACGCTGACTGGACTGGGCAAGTGGTGGGGGCGGAAACCGCTGATCTTGGTGCGCGCCTGCATCCTTGGGATGCTGATGCCGGCATCAAACGATCCGAAGAAAGATCGAGAGATTTTCCTCAAGATCCTCACCATGGACGACGAGGGCACATGGAACCGGCAGAAGGGTGAAATTCCTGTAAAAGCTTGGCGGGAAGCTGCTCCAGCCGCAATTCAGGATAAATACTTTGGGGCCAGTGGCTGGCAACGCGGAATTAGTGCAGAGGAAAAAGAGTTTGTCTTAGCCGAAATCTTTGAAGAACTTAGCTCCAACCAACGCAAACGCCTTGATGATCAACGTAAGCGACCAATCGCTGATCGCTCCACGTTTGACGGGTTGCCCTATGCCGAACGCATCGCTGAGTGTGAACGTCCCGAGAATGTGGCAGGCCCATCGTTGCAGGCCTGGGATCAGATTAATGCCCACCTCAGCACAACGGCTGCCAATCTCCCAGAGCTGATCGAACAACTTGGCCAGCGCTGTTTTGGCCACACACCTCGCGTGGGCGATGCCTTCTGTGGTGGTGGATCGATCCCGTTTGAAGCGGCCCGCATCGGATGTGAAGCATTTGGTTCAGACCTCAACCCCGTGGCGGGCTTGCTCACTTGGGCAAGTCTTAATTTACTGGGCGGATGCAAGAAAGTTCAAGACGAAGTGAGCCAAGTACAAGAGTCCGTTTTCCGCGCCGTAGACAAACAGATCACGGACTGGGGGATTGAGCACAACGAGGCGGACGAAAGGGCAGAGGCCTTTCTCTACTGCGTAGAAGTGAAGCCTGAAGGCTGCGCCTACTACATCCCGCTAGCACCGAGCTGGGTGATTTCAGAGAAATATCGCATTGTAGCTACTTGGAATAAGTTGGAAGCGTCTGATCGGCTTGAGCCAACAGTTTTAGCCGTGAGTGAATCCGCATTGAAGCTCTACAAAGCCAAAAAGGGAGCAACAGTGGTGGATAGCCGCGTGATCGATCCCTTTGATCCCAGCCGATCGTGGTCGATCGAAGCCTTGCGTGGGCCTGAAGGCCTGCGGCATTGGAGTAACGACGATTTAGTTCCGAGACCTGGCGATGTGTTCCAGGAAAGGCTCTACTGCATTCGCTGGATCAACAGCCGCGGCGAACGCCGTTATGCAGCTCCCAATGCCAGTGATCTAGAGCGAGAAGCAAAGGTGCTTACGCTTCTTCAAGAGCGCTTTTCAGCCTGGCAGAGAGATGGCTTCATCCCATCTAAAGCAATCGTTAGTGGTTACAATACTGATCAACCAATCCGTGAGCGGGGCTGGACTCGTTGGCATCACCTATTTACGCCAAGACAGTTATTAATGCTGGGAGTTGCATTCCACGAGTTTTGGTCCAGAAGTGCGAACAAAGAGCTTGCAGTTTATTCACTAATCAGCATGGGATCACTATCTGATTTCAATGCTAAACTCTGCGTCTGGCAAAGTGGAATGGCAAAAAGTGGCGGGATTGGAGCTTTTGTCAATACATTCTTGAACCAGGCCCTGAATTGCCCGATGAATTACGGCTCAAGAGCAGGGTCCAGCTTCGAAGGCTGCTTTGGAAGAAAATTAAAATTCATCCCGCAGTGCAGCAAGACAGGCAAGGTCGATTCAATAGACGCTCGAGACATCAGAGAGACATGCGACTTCTGGATCACTGATCCACCTTATGCAGACGCAGTTAATTACCACGAACTTGCCGACTTCTTTTTATCGTGGTACGAAAAGCATTTAGCAAAAACTTTTCCCGAATGGACGGCTGATGCTCGAGCAGAACTCGCTGTAAGAGGTGACGGTGGTGAGTTCCGCCGATCAATGGTGGAGATCTATGGCAACCTTGCCAAGCACATGCCAGACACCGGCATGCAGTTAGTGACGTTCACCCACCAGAATCCGGCCGTATGGGCTGATCTTGGCATGATTCTTTGGGCGGCAGGTCTCAAGGCTACTGCTGCGTGGACCATTAGCACTGAGACTGAAGCTGCTGGGATTAAGAAAGGAAATTACGTGCAGGGAACCGTCTGCCTTGTTCTACGCAAGCGAACAGCTGAAGGGCCTGGCTTCCTCTTCGATATTTATCCTCTCGTAGAAGATGAAGTCCGCTATCAAATCGCTTCCATGCATGCACTCGATGAATATGGCGAGCCCAATTTTAATGATTCTGACTACCAGTTGGCCGCCTACGCAGCTGCATTGAAAGTATTGACCCAGTATTCGACACTCGATGGAAGGAATGTTGCCGACGAAGTCTTTGCTGTTCGCTCCAAGAACGAGAAAAGCGACTTCGAGCAAGTCATCGAGCGTGCCATCACCATTGCCTGCGACGCCCTCATCCCGAAAGGTCTCAGCGACTCCTGGCGCGATCTCAACCTGATCGAGCGGTACTACCTCCGCGCTGTCGACATCGAATCCCGTGGAGAGCGCCGCAAGGGCATGTACGAAGAACTCGCCCGTGGATTTGGTGTCACCGACATCAAGCCCCTGCTCAAGAGCGACAAGGCCAACGGCACCCGCGTGCATACCCCTTCCGGGTTTGGCACCAGCCTTCTGGCCCCCATCGACGGAGCAGTTGCAACGGCTGCTGCCCTGCCCCGCCGAGGCCGCGCGAGCAGCAGCGGCCCCCATCCCTTTGCTGCAACTCCACTCCGCCACCTGCTGTTCGCCGTCTGCGAAACCGCCGCAGCGGACAACGATCCCAACCAAGGGCGCCAGTACCTGCGAGACACCTTCGGGCAGACCTACTGGGGTCGCAGGGAAGCGATGGTGCGCCTGCTGGATTGGCTCGCCGCCCTCGGCAACTCAGAGGACACCGCTGATTGGGCCAAAGACTCAGAAGCCGCTCGCATCCTGGCCGGCCGCCTGAGGAACGATGACGCCTGATGCTCAAGCACCACTCCAGTCGCCGTAGCCGGCTCGATCAAGGCGTTCTCAACGAACGCCTGCAAGGGGCGATGAGCTACGACCGCATCGCGGGTTACTTTCGCTCCAGCCTGTTGGAGATCGCCGGTGAAGCGATCACTGGGGTGAGCGGCAAGGTGCGGATCATCTGCAACTCCGACCTGGATCCGGATGACCTGGCCACCGCCACTGCAGCTCAGGCCGCTCTGCGCCGCAGTTGGTGCGCCGGCCAACCCGAGTTGGCGCCTCCAAATGCCCTACCCCGCTACAAGGAGCTCTACGACGCCCTACTGAGCGACAAGATCGAGATCCGAGTGTTGCCCGACACGGCATTCGGGTTGATCCACGGCAAGGCCGGCGTGATTCGTTACGCCAACGGAAGCAGCACCGCCTTTCTGGGCAGCGTCAACGAGAGCGCCAGTGCCTGGAAGCTCAACTACGAGCTGCTCTGGGAAAGCGATGAGCCAGACACCATCGCCTGGGTGCAGGAGGAGTTCGACGCCCTCTGGAACGATCACCGAGCCCGTGATCTGGCCGACTGCCCGTTCATCCAGAACGACGTGCAGCGGATCATCCACCGCCAGGTGGTGGAACCCGAGGCGCTGCAGAAAGTCGATGTGATGGAAGCCGCCGCTGCGGCTGCGGTGGAAACCCCGATCTACCGGCGGGAGCAGGGGCTCTGGCCCCATCAGAAGTACTTCGCCAGCCTGGCCTTGGAGCGCCATCGCCTCGGCGGTGCTCGACTGGTGCTGGCCGATCAGGTTGGCCTGGGCAAGACCATCCAGCTGGCCATGGCCGCCCTGCTGATGGGTCTGGAAGACCCAGAGGGTGGCCCGATCCTGGTGCTGGCACCCAAGCCCCTGCTGCAGCAATGGCGTGATGAGCTGATGGAGCTCTTGCAGCTGCCATCGGCCTATTGGAACGGCCGCAGCTGGGTGGATGAAAACGATGTGGAACACCCCTCAGAAGGGGTGATGTCGCTGAGCAAATGCCCGCGCCGCATCGGCCTGGTGTCGCAGGGCCTGATCGTGCGCGGGATGCCGCAGGCGATCCGCCAGCTGCTGAACCAGCGCTACACCTGCGTGATCGTCGACGAGGCCCACCGGGCGCGGCGCCGCAATCGACCCAAGATGGATGCCGGCCAACCAGAGGTGGATGAGAAGGCAGAGCCCAACAAGCTGATGAGCTTCCTCTGCCAGATCGGCGAGAAGACCAAGAGCATGCTGCTCGCCACTGCCACCCCGGTACAGTTGCATCCGGTGGAGGCATGGGACCTGCTCTCGATCCTCTCCAACGGCAACGAGGGAGTGCTTGGCGGAATCACCAAGACCAGCCGCTGGTTCAGTGCCTTTCGCACCATCCAGGTCGCCACCGGCGAGCAAACCGTGCCTGCCGACGACGAGGTGGAAGGTTGGGAGTTCGTGCGCGACCCCCTGCCAGCTTCCACAGAAGACCCCGCCATCGAAAAGATCCGGCGGCAACTGCGGGCTCCAGAGAAGAAGTGGCAGTTCACCCCTGAAACGCTCGACCGGTTGCCCAATGCTATTCGCCGCGTTCAGCTGAAGAACAAGCTGCTGCCGGAGTACGGAGAGCGCTTCAACCCGCTCTTGCGCTGCATCGTTCGCCGCACCCGCAGCTACCTGGAGCAGGAGATCAACCCCGCTACCGGCAGCTACTACCTCCCCAAGGTGGAGGTGAAGCTCTTCGGGGAGGATGACAACGACGCCATCAACCTCGGCGGCTACCTCAAGGAAGCGTACGAGGAAGCCGAAAAATTCAGTGAGCTGCTGCAGAAGCGGATGCGCGGGGCTGGGTTCTTCAAGACCCTGCTGCTGCGCCGCCTGGGCAGCTCCATGGAGGCCGGCCGCAACACCGTTGGCAAGTTGCTGAACATCTCCCCAGACACCGGCGACGACGAAGACGAGGACGACGCCGATGAAGACCTCTTCGGCAATGAGGGGCAGCCGCAGGGCTACAGCGAGTTCCGCAACTTCTCCACCGACGAGATCACGTCCCTGGAGCGCTGCCTGAACCTGCTCAAGCAAGGCGGCAACCGCGATCCCAAGCTCGAAGCCATCCTTGGCTACTTGCTCGGCACCAACCCCAATACAATCCAGCGCTGGGTGGATCGGGGTTGCATTCTCTTCTCGCAGTACTACGACACGGTGCGCTGGGTAGGTGAGCAGCTCGCCAAACACCCCGACATCCCCAGCGATCTGACCATCGGCCTCTATGCCGGCAGCAACCGCTCCGGGTTCTGGCTGGGCGGACGCTTCCAACGCTGCGACCGGACCCTGCTCAAAGACCGGGTGCGCAAGGGCGAGATCAAACTGCTGCTCGGTACAGATGCCGCCTCCGAGGGCCTCAACCTGCAGCGGCTCGGCACGCTGATCAACATCGACCTTCCCTGGAACCCAACTCGTCTGGAGCAACGCAAAGGCCGCATTCAACGCATCGGCCAAGCCCGCAACCAAGTGTGGATCGCCAACCTGCGCTACCGCGACTCCGTGGAAGACAAGGTGCACCGCGTGCTGGCTGAACGCCTGCAGGCCATCCACGAACTCTTCGGCCAGATCCCCGACACCCTCGAAGACGTTTGGGTCAAGGTGGCCCTCAACGACGAAGCCGAGATCGCCGAACTGATCGATCAGACCACTGCCACCCGCAACCCCTTCGACAAGAAGTACAGCAAGGTAGAAGATGCAGCTTGGGAGACCTGCGCATCAGTACTGAATCCGATCAGTGTGCGGGAGCTGATGGAGACTGGGTGGCAGAAATAAATGAGGTTATTTACTTTTTGCTTGGTGGAGTTACGGCCTCACTTGGCACTGCTCGGTCAACAAGCCCCATGGGATTTGCTTGGCGCAGCCCGATATACATAAGCCCAGCAAGAGGGAGCCATACCACAGACGCGGCAATCCCAGAGCCAACGCTCGATAAAAATGCTTTGAATCCCGTGAGAGACGAGACCTTTGAATGGATTAAGCCGATGTGCTCAGCCTCGATAGCCTTTCGAATCTCAGGCTCGGCTTTTTTCACCTCTTGTTGTCGGTATTTTTCGACTGATCTCAATGCCTGAAGCCGAAAAAGCTGAATCTTTTCAGGCGTGGAGTGATCGCGCGACCAATTGAGGATCTCTTTTTCAGTCGCCTCTTTGCCGTTGTGCTGCTTATAGGCCTGGAGATACGCAACTTTGGCCCTTTTGTACAAGGCGTAAGCAATTAGGCCCGGAAGATCTTCATCGTCTCCATTGACGTATTGATTATATGCATAACTAAAAGTTCGCTGAGCCATCGACGGAATGAGGATGCGCCTATGGATTTCTGCGTTGATCAGACTGAGAAGTAACGACTCCTTCTCTAACTGCCTGCCGAAATGCTTCGCGCAGACCTTCGGCAACTTGCTCATCGGTCTGGGCCTGGGGCTTCCAGTCGCTTGGGGCCTGAGGTGGCTTGGTGACGGTGGCCATTGGTGGTGGTGTGTGGTGTGTGGTGGCTTCCCCAGCGCCAAGGGCAGGCCCAGGCCGGGACTGGTGCTGTTTTGGAGGTTGAACCAAGCTGCTAGCTGTCCGTCAATCCTGGCAGTTCACAGAGTGGATGGGTGTGCAGCCTGGAGACCGTGACAAACCTGTGGCTGAGGGAGGCAGGCCGCTGTCCCCAGCATGGATATGACTGCCCCATTGGTTCATGGCTGCCTGCCTCCTTCTTTATCCAACCGCACCGCCTCCTGATACTCCGCCTCGATCCCCAGCCCTGAGTCCTCGTCAGGGGTCAGCCGCTTCATGCCCACGTGGATCAGGCAGGCCAGGGCCAGATCGCTCCAGCTGCCGGGCAGGTTCTTGAGGCTGCGGCCGGTGCCGGGCTCATTGATCTGCAGCCCGCCCTGGCCCACGGCCGCCACCTCGCTGAGCACGGCAATGAAGCGCTGCTGGTCCATCCCATCGAACAGCTGGAGGGCCTGGAGGCAGTAGCTCACGGCGTCCTGCCGCAACCCCTCGGGCTGATCGGCACGCAGATCGCGGGCGGCGATGCTGCCCCGCAGCTCCTTGGCCTTGTTTGCCAGCTCGCCGTAGGGCTGGGCTTCGATCACCTGCAGCAGCAGCCGATCGGCCTCATCGCGGTGCTCCTCTGGATCGAGCTCCAGCAGCGCCTGGGCCAGGTTGAAGGTGGTGATCAGATCGTCTGGCGCCACCTGCAGGGCCTGGCGGAACCGCGCCACACCGGCGGCAAAGGCCCCAGCAATCACCAGCAGGCTGCCCAGGCTGCGCAGGGCAAAGCTGTTCTGCGGCTCCAGCTCGATCGCCGATTCCAGGGACTGGCGAGCTTCTGCCTTGTCGCCCAGCCGCATTGCGGCCAGGGCCAGAGCCACCTGGGCATTCGCCTGGGCGTGGGCATCACCGGCGTTGGCCACCACCGCCCGGCGCAGCAGCAGGCGGGCCTCCTCCGGCTTGCCCTCTTCGCTGGCGAGCACGCCGAGGTTGTATAGGGCTTCGGGGTGCTCGGGCTGCAGCTGCAGCAGGGTTTCCAGCAGCGGCCAGGCTTCATCGAACCGGCGCTGCTGCAGCAGTGGACCGATGGAGGCCATCGCCGGGGCCTCAGGCGCCGTGGCCTCCCAGGCCACCTCGATCCGGCCGGCGGCGAACACCACCGACAGCTGCCCGCCCATGGAGGCATAGGACTTCTGGAAGTAGTCGGTCACCGCCCGGTGAAAGGCCTCGGTGCCGGGGGTGCGGCTCCCTTCTGGCAGCAGCGAGGCATCAAAGCCGGCCTCCTCGATCGAAAACGCAGTGCCTTCCATCACGGCGTCTTCCAGACGTACCAGCGGCTCAGGCCCAGCTTCTCGGCCCAACCATCCACGATCTCCCGGTCGGGATCCGCCGTGGTGGGCTCGGCGCGGGTGATGGCGATCAGCTCCGCTGAGCTGGTGCGCACCACCGACTAGGAGGAAGTATGGCCGGATGCTGGCGTTCGCCACGCCCTGTCTTCCGATTCAACATTCCAGTCATAGCAAGGAGTCTACCCGATCTTCAGCGTTTGGTGAAGGAGCAGCGTCCCAGGCTCTAGCGGATCTGCGCTTCCCAACTCGCCCTCATCTTTACAAGGGGAGGGCGGCTGGTTGCCACACGAAGGGGAAGGTCCTACTTTGGGAGGGTTCAACGCACCTGCGTCCAAGCCATGAACGGCACCTAGCACAGCCATACCTCCAGATTCCGTTGCGCTTTGTCGCTCTCGCAACGGGGGATCGGTGTGTCTTGTCTGGGTCAAAAACTATTGGAAGCCAAGTCAAAACTTGGTTTTCCCAGCAGCTAACCAGGCTTGTTGAATGGCCAGGAAGTAGCTACTGGCCGGTGCCTCAAGCCCTTTTTACCTCTGTACTTGGTGTGCCAGAGTGGCTTGAACCTTGGCCTCATAGTAGGTCTTTGTTGGTATCTCTGATCATCGGTATCTCTCTTTTTGGAAAATTCCGATCCGATCGAGAAAAGAAGGAGGCAGCTGATTTACGCCGCGCAGAGGCAGACCGAAGCCATAGAAAGCTCCAACAGACAGCTCTCAGAGCAGCTATCAGAGTTGCGGAGGCTGAGATCAGAGCTGCAGAGGCAGAAATTGCGGCTCTTGAAACGGAAGCGGGGGGAGGGGGATGAAAGCTCAGCCTTGCCACTGTCCACAACCGAAGAACCATGGAGTGCTGAGCCTTGATCTGCTTGGTCAAGCTGGGAAAGGACTACCAGTTGAAGCGCCACTCCGCCTCGGGCGGCAAGGGCGGCCGGCAGTGAGGCCACTGGTGCTCTCTAGTGCCGTTGGCGAGTGTGGTGGCCGCACCGATGGAGTGGGTGGAGCCGTTGCTGATGGGGTGAAGGCCAGGGCCGACGTCCCTCCCTGGCGTAAGGCCAGGAGCGTCGCCGGAGTTAGCACAGCGATCCCACCATCGATGAGCGCCAAAGGCCCCGCTGCCCGCTCCACACGCGAGCCCTACTTCTATCGGCTCAAGGCCGTGGTCAAGGTGGTTGATAGCGGCACGATCGACCTGGTCCTTGATCTGCGCTTCTCGCTCACCCTCCGTCCGCGGATGCGGCTCATTGTTATCGACGCACAGGAGATCCGCAGCAAGGATCCTGCTGAGAAGGCCAGGGTTCAGGAGATCCTCGCATTCGTGAACCAGATGTTCCAGCAGCCAGGCCAGGTTCTCGTGGGCAGCACCAAGGAGGAGAAGTACGGGCGGATGCTGGCCAATTGCTATCGAGAAGGCGTCCCGATCCTCTGCAGCGAACTGCTGGCCAGGGGCCTGGCAAAGGCCAATTTGCCCTGAACTATCGGCATCGCCTGGTCGGGCCGCAACCCTTCCTGGTCGACTCCGAGCAATGACCGATTCACACGGATACGAGCGAGCGGCTGCCAGGAACCGTGCCGCTGCAGGGGCGATGAGCCGGCTGACGCCTGAATCGATCCGCGCCTCTCAGGCCGAACTGCCGCCGATCGGCACGGTGATCACCGAGCTGCGCCGCCAGGACCCCTACATCCAGCAGGAGCAGCACCGCTACCGCTCACCGCGGGGCTTCCAGAGCTGGGCCAACCACCTGGCCTACGCCGCTCTGATCGAGGCAGGGCTGGAGGTAATGGATGAGCTGAACGACCCGATCGGGTTCTGGGCTGCCACCACATGCCGCTGGGCCCGGATCGTGGAGGCGCCGCCACGCTTCCTGGCGCCGGAACTGGCCGAGGCCTTCCGCCGCACCCCCTCTCCCCGCCTGGATGAGGACTTCCCGCAGGTGCTGCCCTGCTTCCGGCTGATGCTCCCCGATGGCGCCCTGTTCACCGAGGACAAGGTGCCGATCCCGGTGGTGATCGTGGCCGACCTGCGGGCGATGGCCGACTGGCTTCCGCCTGAGGCCAAGCGGATCGGTGGCATCAGCTGCGTGGGCCTGGCCCTCGATGGCAGCAGCTACCTCACCCGCCACTCCTTTGAGCAGATCGGCGAGCGCAACCCTACCGTGGACGACCTCAGCCATCCGGCCTGGCATTGGGACGAGCAGGCGGTGCAGAGCACCAACCAGCGGATGGAGGGCTTGGCGATCAATGCCCTGCTGGTGCAGCTCTACCAGCCGGACCTGCTCTCCACCGCCCCTGCCGCCAAGGTGCGCAGCGGCAAGGGCTTCGCCGGTGGAGGCGATCCCGACGGCACGGTGAGCCCGCAGGGCCCGGTGTGGATCGGCAAGGACTTCCGGCTCGATCGCACCCCCAGGGCCGCAACACCTGGCTCCCCTGCCGGCAGCGGTGGCAGCGGCACCACCCGCAGGCCCCACTGGCGCCGGGGCCACTGGCACACCGTTCTGCATGGCGAGAAACGCCAGAGCCGTCGGATGCAGTGGTTCCAGCCGGTGTATGTGGGGCTCAGCAGCGCAGATTGACCCGGGCGCGAACTACGCCCCCACCGGAGAAAGCCGGAGGCGGGGCCGCCCCCGGCCAGGGGAGCTCAGAGCACCCGCACCTCTGCTTGAGGCGCGAGCACCCGCTGCTGATTGGAGGCCAGGATCAGCGCCTCTTCGAGGGGCACGTAGTGCGGCTCAGCAGAGATGTGCCCCTCGCGATCGAGGAAGAGAACCCTGAGGAGCCGGCCAGTGGCATCAAGCAGATGCACCGAGACGATGCGGATCGGGAAGGTGCGGCTGAGAGGATTGGCGGCCATGGCTGGGCTGGCGAACGACACCGCCGTCAAGCCCCGGCGCCGCCAGCACTGCGCAAGGATCGCGCAGCGACTCGCGTCAGTCCTTGCGCAGCGCGCAAGCCGGGGCAGACCGGGTGGCGTGATCGCCAGGCACCCAGCAGTGCCACCCGCAAGTAGTCGGAGGGCAGGGTGCCCATGTCGGTTCCACCCCTGGAGGCTAGAAGCGGCCTCTATTAGTCGCATCCGACCACATCAGCTGCAGCGCGAATAGCCGAAGCCCAGCGATTACCACCTAAACGGAAGGGGGCCTCAACGCACGAACCCACCCCAACAGCGAACAACTGGAAAAAATGTCAGCATGTGCTGACATCTGCGCTAAGACAGTAACTCCTCAGATCGCTTGTAGCGCAAGGATTCCAGAATCTAAAACCTGAAGAAATCTGGAAGCTTGCTTGATGGGGTCGTAGCTTACTAGTTCTCTGTGCATCATGCGGACTCGCATGGAGCACAGAGAACTAGTAAAAATCAATGCTTCCGCTGCAATTCTTAACCGATTGTGTTGGTCACATCGTGGCGGGTCAGTTAATTTGTTCCTATCGGCCGTGACGCCATCTGTGGTGTCTGCTTAGGGGAAGCCCCCAGATGCAGCGCACCCAGGGGCTCTTAAGCCGACGTGCTGTTAGCGCAGCACGCCATCAGACAACCCGAAGGAGTCATCTTGACTGAAATTACCGCGCCACAGAGCGTGCAGCCACACTGCGCGCGTCTTGTTAACAGGCCAGAACAGGCCCTGGATGCAGTCCACCGCAGCTCCAAAAAGCCCAGGGGACTGGATCACCTCAAGGAAATTCAGCCCCCAGCTGAAGCCAACGCCTACGCGGCGCAACTGCGCAAGGTCCGCTACGGGCCAGCGACACTGGACGCCTTCCTGATGCCGGATGGCAGCTTCCGCTTCTCGATGCGGAGCGCCGCGGCCTCGGTGCACATGCTCTCCAACTCCCAGGCTCAACGCACGATCGAGCGCGTTGTTCAGGGGAACATGCCTGAACCAGGGCCTGCACAGATCCCTGTGATCGCAGGTGATCCGGCGGTCCGCACGCCCTGCCCAGGGCCTCTGCTGCTGGATGTGCCCTTTGCGGGGCCCGCAGGTTATGCGACGACCATGGACCACCAGACGCTCATCCGCTTCTGGGGGGAGCTCAGCCGGACGTCGCGGACCTATGGCCCAGCGGCTGTGCGCATGCTTGAGATCGGCGCTGAGGTTTCACTGATCGCGCTGTGCCAGCAGGCCTTCGGGATCGTGGACCACCGCTCGGTAGAAGAGCGGCTGCTGGAAGCCTGGATCGACCTCGGTACAGAGCGCCCTGAACCGCTGTTTGATGCTCAGTTCCGGCAGTTCTACGAATCGGTCGTTGGTCATCGCTGGGGGTCTCCCGCTACCGCAAGCTGCCTCGCTGATCTCGTGTATCACCGCATCCCGCCTCAGGTTTATCAGGCCCTGAAGGACATCAACCCGGTGACGCGGCCGATCCTGATCAACAGCAAAGGCGAGCAGGTTGGATTCCGGGAGCGACCCATGCACACCCTGATCAGTGATTTTGCGTTTGCTCGGGCGATCAAGCCGATCGTGGAGGCGGCAAAGGTGCTTCTGGCCATCACGCCAAAGGGGCAGTTCCGGGAAGTGTTGAGGGTCTTGGACTCGACAAATCAGCGGTACAAATTCCGCGGCCGGAAAGCTCTCTGCGGCGCGACCAATCAGCCCCGACTAGCTCCTGCCCCCGCGAAGTGGCCCCATCAGCGTGGTGGGGGACGCGCCAAGCAGATGCCGTTGCTTGGTGATCAGTCATGTCCCTAAAGGCCACATCTTCAGCGACTGGAAAGCTGCAACTCCATCTGTTCCCTGCTGGAGATCAGTGCTCAGGCCCTGCCGCCCCTGCGATCGCAATGACCACAGTTAAAGCCCATGTTCGTAATGACCAATTCCCTGCCCATGACGGGCGTCCTGCATCAGATCAACTGGTATGGAACATCTCCTTACGGGGTTCCGTTTGCTGTCGTCAGCATTATCGACGCAGCCAACAACGTCCACCGAGCGCTGGTCTGCAGCCAGCGCTTTGGTGACCTGTCACGCCTCTCTGAGTTTGAGGGCTTACGCGTGAATCTGGTGGCAACTCCAAATGGGCTACAGCTCAAGTCGATTGCCGAGCAGATCCCACCTGAGCTGCAACTGGAAGAGGATGGGCACTTGGAGGCGATGCATGAATCCGGTGATGCACCGGTTGATGCAGCCAACCAGATCCATGTTTGTGGCACTTCGCTCGACGCTGTCGATCCGACAGCGGAGACGATCCCCTTGAACAAGCTGCAGGAGGTGGTAGCGACCGTGGCCAAGCTGGCCCGTGATCTGCGGCTCCCTACCTGCGTGTGGATCCACCTTCCGTAGGGCGAGCTGATCCAGCCCATCACGTCTGCCCCCGCCTTTTGGCGGGGGTTTTTTGATGTCGTGGGCCGGCCTGCGAATCTCAGGCCGCATCAGCAGACACCAGTTGAACTCGGCTGGGCTGGTGCTGCACCAGGAAGGCTTCGATCCAATCGTGATGACACCGCTGGCAGATCCGATCAGCAATCGATGGGGCATCGGGCGGCACCTGGAAGCGCTTGCGGAACGCCTTGGTGAAGCCCTCCAGGGCGGGCCGGGGCAGAGAGCGGATGATGCTGTGGAGCTGGTGGATCGTGGCGCTATCCAGCGGTGCCAGGGCTGGATCGTCCGGCTCAGCATCACGGGGCTCAACTACCGGACCCCGCTGTGGCTGGCTGGGCTGCTGGTGGCCATGTCCCGTCCCTGGGCTGGGGACAGGAGCGAGATCCCGATGCCCAGGGCAGACCTGTTCCTCGCCGCCGGTCGACGATGTCACCCCACGCTGGAGACGGTCATAAAGAGCCAGGCCAAACGGATTCCCGAAGGTCATCAGGGCCCGCTTCATGGCATCGGTCTCGGCTTCCTTGATAGCCGATTCATGGGCCTGGCCCAGGTCGATGTCGATGCCGTGGCCGGCTCCGCTTCCTTCACGGATCAGAGGCCCCGCGTCGGTGGCACCCACCGTGATACGGACGCGGGCGGTATAGGTGACGCTCCAGCCAGAGCGACCATCACGGCCAATCGAGCGCTCGCTCTGGTTGACGCAATCCACGGCGATGGTTTCGCGCTGCCAGCCGTCAAAGCCAAAGATGCGGTTGGCTTCGGCGATGGCTTGCCATCCCTCGAGGTAGCTGACCTTGGCGCGGCCCTGATCGCGCTGCTTGACCTTGGAGCGATCGAGCGGGGCCGAGAGAGCAGCGATCTGCTCAGGCGAGAAGACGGCGGTTGCCATTGCTGGTTCTGGGTATGAGGAAGGTTGGAGATCGGGAGGGGAGGACAGGGGCCCGCTGCAGGAGCGGGCCGATTGAGGAGGGGCGATGCCCCCTCTGGCAGCCGTCAGTGGATGCGCCAGGAACGGCGGGAAAGGAGCTGAGCACCGCTGATCTGGCGGCCCGCCTTCAGGGCCTCTTTGATGGCGGCTCTGTCGGGCTTCCTGGTGGTCGTGACCATGAGCCACTCAGGATCGAGGGCCTCCTCGTCATCAATCACCACGGCCGAGGATTTGCGGCTGCTGAGCTCGTGATTGGGGAACGAGAAGCGGGTGGCTGCCGGCTGCAGCTGGGTGAGGACAAAGATCAGCGACTCCTCAAGGGCATCGGCTCGGCCTGCATCGGAGCGGGCCAGATCGTTGAGACGCTTGGCCTGCTGCTGCCGGTAGGCGGCTTGACCGCGCAGGTGCTCGATCACCCAGCAGGTGGCATCGGCCTTGGCGGCAAGGGCGGCCTTGTTGCCCTCCTCGGCCAGCAGGGCAGCCTCCAGCTCAGCGAGGGCCTGGGCGCGGGCGTCGTCGTCATCGGTTTCGAGCTGCTCGGCGAGCTGGCCGATGGCGGTGGTGAGCTCCTGGGCCTCGATGCCCAGCTGCCAGAGGGAGCCTGATCGCTGCAGGGAGCAGGACGGGCCGGCGGCCTGAGGGAGAGCCGGGGCGAGAGGAGCGACGGGGGCGGTGAGAACGGCCATGGGGATGGGAATGTGAGAAGTGAACGAGAAGAACGCGGCGGCGAATGCCGCTCAGGCAGCGAGGGGCTCGGAAGAGAACGGCGGCGGCACTTCCATCACCACCACCGGCACCGGCGAACGGGAGGAGCAACGGCGGGCTTGCTGCACCAGCGAGGCCGTGCCTGCCCCACCGGGGAAGGCGATCACCAGCACCGAAGCGCTGAACGCTGGGGAGGTGTGGGCCTGGGCCTCCACCAGGGCCTGCTCCAGCAGGAGGCGATTGCGGATCGGACCGGCAGCCCGGCCATGGCGGCGCCAATCAGCGGCGAGGGCCTGGACCTGCCAGCCGAGCTGCTGGGCGGCACGGCCGATGGCGCGATCAGCGCCACGGGCCCCGCCATGGAGCAGCCGATGGACAGGCCGGCCGGCACTGCGATGGAGGAGAGCCGCGGCGATGCGCTCCTGAGGCCAGGAGAGATCGCGACCACCAGCCGCGACGATGACGACCGAGCGATGGGCCAGTACCGGCGGCAGCAGAAGACCGGGAAGCGGCAATGCAGCGGCCTGGGCCACTGCAGCAGAGGACAAGCTCATGGGCTACAGAGCAAACGAACGGGGCAAGTTGTCCGAGGATTTCGTTGCCGCAGGCGATGGGCTCGTGGCCTTTGGCGCAGCCCTTATTCTACCAGTACAAACGCACTGAGCCGTGGGCAGAGCGGCTGCGGGGCAATGGATCTACGCAAAGCAAAGCAATGCGCTGATGGATCGGAAAGCTGATAAGCAGACACGCCAGATTCGGCACTGAATGCCCAGCCGGCCGCGCAGCCGCGCGAGGAAAACTGGGCTTCACCTCAGCCCAATCGATGCGGGTGAGGGCCGCGCCACCGCAGCCGCGGGAGGACAGCCCTGCCTGCCACCCCAACACCGGCCCCGGAGCGGAGGGCGGCGGCGGCTGGCCGATGCACGCCACGGCGCAGCCGTGGCACGCTGAAGGACGGCCGCCGCCGACTGGAGCCCTGCGGTGACCCCCAGAGAAATGCGACATCGCCGTCCAGAGTCTCTGAAGTTTGACAAACAGAGAGGACTGCACCTCCCCTGAATAACGCGCCCGTCGGCCAGCAGCGTGTCTCACGCGTCCCACTGCTGTATCAGTCGCTATGTGTGCGGTGTACTGGCTCCGCGGTTCTCCAGGTCGCCTGGCTGCTTTCAAGGGCAAAACATCTCACCAAACATCTCACATGGGGCTTTTCCGCTATTGAGAAGACTGCTCTAGCAGTGAGACTGGGCGATTTATGGCTCAGCCTTCCAAGCTGATGATGCGGGTTCGATTCCCGCCGCCCGCTTCTTGATCACCCCCATGCCTGGCCACAGTTCCAGGGGATCCCTTGCTGCTCTATGGGTGTGCAATCTGCTGGGTATGGCTGATGCTGATGCTGTGCTCGGCTGTCTTGCTCAGGGAACAAGGCTGAAAAAAAGCCCGCAGATCGATAGATCTGCGGGCCATGAGAAAGGAATTAGGAAAAAGCTTCAGAAAAGACCCAAGGTCAGGGATTTGTCGATGGGCAAGGCTGCACCGATGCCGAGATAGATGGTGAAGAAGGTGCCAAACAAGAACACCGCCATGGCCACGGGGCGACGGAAGGGGTTCTGAAACTTGTTGAAGCTCTCGATAAAGGGAACCATCATCAGGCCCAGGGGCACCATGGTTTGCAGAGCGATACCGAGAAGCTTGTTGGGCACCACCCGAAGAATCTGAAACACGGGATAGAGGTACCACTCAGGAAGAATTTCCAATGGGGT